TCATCTTAGTTGGCGTATTCTCAATCCGGTCGATAATGTCAAGCAAAACGTCTTGCTTCAAATCTTCTCTAAACTCAGGATCTGCCAGCAGTTCGTCCATCACTGTCCTAAACATTAAGGCTGTATTTCTGCCCTCCGCAGAAGATAGTTGAATGCCGCCTTCCATCTTCACGGACACGCGATGGGAGCCGAACATCAAATCAGTCTTGGGCTCAGGATTTCCAGCAATACCCTGTTCGTCTGAATGGTATGCTTCGCCGATTGGGGCACCTGCAGCCATAGCAGCCTCAACAGCAGAAATCGCCGCGTCCCTCATTTCGCCCTCGCCGTAGTTTCTAAGCTCTGGGCGTCTTTCAACTCTCATCTGGAGTTCGTCTTCTCTTCCGGACATTTTAAGCGCCCAATATACAATAGCCCACTCTAACTGCACACCCCTACCAGAGCCGGCACCTTCGCGCAAGTGACTGCGCCATCCTTCCATAATCGGTTTCATTGTCATTACCCTATAATTAGTAGTTCGGATGAGGAACCCATTGTTTTTTTGCCGACGCATTTGCCATCGACCCACTCAACATTCTTCATGCCGTATGCCCACTCAGCAGTAACGATCTTGCGATTAGAATACAGGTCACGGACCTCTGGGCAATCATTGTATGACATGACCCAATCGGATCTGTCGGAAATCAAGTTATAAAGCGCCATATGGTCAAATCCCGCGTGAAGCCCCCCAGCTTGCCCGTAGAGCATCGCTGCGTCATCGGGCAGGAGGTAGGGCGGGTCAAGGTACAGGAAGGCTCTGGGGTGCCATGGGAGGCTCGTCTGGAAGTCTGCGTAGTCTACCCTGAAATTCTCGGCGTTAAACCTACGCAATCGGTCGATAGACGACTGAGTGAATCGAGCGTATGATGCTCGCTTGGACCAGCCACCAGAAAAGGTAGCGCCTGAGAAGCTAGAGCGATTGATCACGTAGAACTTTGCTGCCTTCTCGTATGAAAACTTGAATGATGGATCTCGTAGATCTTCGCGAAGTTTAATAAAGTCTTCTTTGGAACATCCTTCTACAAGTTTAGTAATGCCCTTCTCTTCGATCTCATACTCCGTGCGCAGAGCGGCGACCTCATCAGCCAGCCTCTTATTGTCTGCACACAACGCTTGCCAAAACCAAACAAGAGGCACCAGCTTATCATAGCCAATAACCTCTGTACCTCTCGACGCTACCGCCAACTCAACCGAACCGCCACCAAAGAATGGTGAACACAGACGCGGAACGTCTTCGGGAATGTACGGCAAGATGTGCTTCACTGCACGCGATTTGCCGCCGGGATAACGAAGAGGCGTTTTCATTTAAACTCTGGAAGGAGGAAGACGGCAGACTTTTAACCGGTCTGCCAGCGGCTTTGACTACTCCGTGGTAGTCCCGGTGGTGGATGCATCCGTAGCCGCACCGACCTCGCCCCCTTCAGTCGCTGTCGTTCCCTCAGTTGTCGTAGTGGGGGTAACAGCCGTAGAAGGCGTGTTTGTTACATTAGTGGTTGTGTCACTAACAGTGATGGTCGCCGCCGTTGTTTCGGTAGCGTCGGTATCATCGCCGCTCATGACTTGCCAGCCACCAATGGCAGCACCAACAACGATAGCCGCAATCACACCTTGAATTCTCCTGTCGGAGAAAGAAAAAAGATTAGCCATATTACTCTGCTGCCTCGCTGCCTGTGTCTTCAACCGCTGTGTCTTCAGCGGCTGTGTCTTCGTCCTTATCCCCGCACGCAAACATTAGCGCGAGAGGGAGAACGCAAATAAAATTCTTCATTTTGTCTCCTCTATAATGAAAAAATGGCAGACTTTTGACCGGTCTGCCAGCGGAAAAATGGTGGCAGACTTTAACCGGTCTGCCAGCGGATACTATCTACTTCTTCTGAACAAACGCATAAAGCTTTTCAGCCTCTGTGATCACTTCTTCTGCAGTGTAAGGTGCAATCGGCTTGCGCTGATATGCCTTATCATTGTCTGCTTGAAAATGCTCATTTTGTTCTTGGCGAGCAATTCTGTCGGACACAATGCCCGATGCCATTCCCAACATATCTGCGCGGAGTTGGTAGCCGCTTTTATTTTCACTCATGTTTTCTCCTGTGTGTGTGAGTGTGAGATACTAAATCCGGTATCTCGTCGGAAAATGGGTGAGGCACCTGATAACCCTGTGCCTCCCTGTGGGATGGTTACATTACTATGCGCCCATCAACTCATCAAAGGCGGCGTCAACCGGATCAGTCGTGGTGGTTGTCGGCGTGTACTTCTCAGTTTCACTGGATGAAGTCTCAGCACTTTGATCTCCCGACAGATACTCATCGAGCATGGCTTCCACTTGCGCGGTAGTCGTGCGCTCAAAGAGCGTGTCGAAATCGGGAATGTTGTCCAGAAGCTCTGCACAGCGCTCATCGCCTCCTACAGCCTCATCGCATAGGGGCGAGGAACGACGACGGGGTGTCAGCTTCGTCTGGGGAAACGTGGCTCCGGGTGGCTTACCATAGGTAAGTACCAAATCGGTGCCCGCTTCCGGGTCAGTAATGTCCCCATATTCTGGGTTCAGTACAAGGCTAAGCAAGGACTCGTAAGCCATCTTGCCGTAACCCCATGCACGAACACCTGAATCTTCTTCGCCACGTACGAGTACGGGACTAAAGAACCGCTGACGAGCGAAGAGACCCTTTGCCATCTTCTTAGCCTCTGCGTCATCGTTTGCCGATCCTTCCTTCCAGAGTTGGGAGGCAAACTCACACACAGGGCACCCGTCACCGTAGTTGCGCTTGGGGCACAAAAACCCACGGTTATTCCCCACATTATAGTGGAAGAAGAACTCGCGGAAGGGGTCGCCATCTTCGGTCGGAACAATGCGGATTGCTTGCTCGCCGTCGCTGGGACGCCAGAACTTGTTATCGCCGGAATCTTTATTTTGGAGAGCATCCAGCTTCGCTCTCATTTTGCTAAGGTCAATAGCCATTTTGATTTTTTCCTTTTGTTGGTTATAGTCAAGATGATAAATCTCTCATCTTGCTGTATACAGTATAGCTTATTCTGAAGTCAAAGTCAAGTACTATTTTGAACTTTCTTCAAAGGGGCTATCCACTTCGATCTCTGTCACGTCGCCGTCTGCCGTTTTCCAATTAAACATGCGGAATGCGTTCGTGTCCAAATCCCATACCAGTTCCATTCCCTCTGCGAGAGTGGACTTGCGACCGGTTCCCTTGATCTGAGAAGTGATAAACTTCTCGGGAATCTCAGTCATACGGACAAATCGCATGGTGCGCGAGTCTCCGTTCTTCTTAGTAAATGTGCCGTTATATGCTTTCATCAGCATTAGATCTCCTGTTGTATCTCTGATGTATTGGCTATTAGATAGCCAAAGTTGTTGGTGTAGTCAGTAGAGTGAATCCGTACCGAAACGATAGTTTCATCACCTACCATTTTTGCGCTACGTTCGCGCAAAGATGTAAATAGCTTGCCGTCTGTTTCAAGCTGTTTTTTATTGATAGCATAAATATAACACCTTTCGTTGATGGTGTCAAGGGGAAAAAACAACTTTTCTTCATTTTCTTCAATATCGACCACGCCGAAGGTTGAAACTCGGGCTGTCGCTAGCGAAGTTGCTGGTGTGTTGTAGACGGTCTTTGTGTTCAGGAAAACGTTTGTCATGTGGATCGTGTTGACGATTAACTCATTCAAGCGTTCATAATACCCTATAACGGGCACATTGTCAAGTACTTCTTCTATCTTTTTGTTATCGACCAGATAAATCTTCTCAAAGATGCCAGACCTTGCGTATTCCTGCAACACATAATAAGCTGTGCGCTCATGCAGAAGCGCTTCCTTGCTCAGAAGGGTGCGATCTGGCTTGACATAAAGAATATTAATCTTGCATCTCTGGATTTGTTCTAGGATCTTTAATGTTGCCGCTGAAACCTTGCCTGCACCGCAGACGATGAACAGCACTTCCTCATCTTTCTTTAGCGCCTTGAAGAACGTCTTAAGATTTAGCGGATCGCTCTCATAGCCCTCTACATTGACAGACTCAGGAATAGGATAGCAGCCTTTGCCCTTTGCCAGTCCAACATCAAGCTTATAAATATTGTATTGTGGATACTGCGCAAACCCGTCTGCGATGTTGCATCCGGCAGCGCCCAAACCGATGATATTCATTTTTCACCTCAACTATATAAAAAGTTTTTCCAGTTCTTAACGATAGACTCGTTAGTAGTTTGCACAGGAGGGGTATCCTCAACCCTGTCATCGGTTGCTGGGATGTTCTCACCAACTACCTGATTGAACACTGCCTGAATCGCGGCATCGAGCACTTCTTCATCTTCCCACTCCTCGATTGTCCACCGCATAGACTTGACTTGGGCTTCGCTGCTGTTGTCATTACAGTAGAATGTCAGAACAAGTCTAATGTTCTCCTCGGTTGTCGTGCGAATCTCTTCAGTGTACACTCTGAAGTTTGGATATTGACGGTCATCGCCTGATACCTGTGTGCCTGCCCATGCTTTCTCCACCAGCGCTTTGCGCAGTGGAATAGTAAAATCCCTGCTCTCTAAGACCGTGCGTGCGTCTTGGATGCTCATACCTTCTGGAATAGCAGGATATGCTGTGTGCGAGCCTTCGATGCCAGAATACGTCATGTGGTCTTCTTCGTCAGCGGTCATGTCCCACTCGTAGTAATCAACAGATCCGTTATCGATATCGCTGCCCCACTCATTGATAGCGCCGCCTTCCATAAAGCCGTCACGCTTAGCCATGCGCTCGATCTCGCCTTTGACGCCATCGTACATATCATCGATGCGGTTCACCTCAACGCAGTAGTCTTCAAATGTATCAGGATCATAAACTATTCCATCGTCTGTGATGCCTTCGTTTTCCATCAAGATAGTTAGCCTGATGGTGTCGTTAGAATATCGCATCAAGCGAGTACCCCAGCCATCGCCTGCCCAGTTCCACTCAAAGTCTTGCAACTCTGATATCCAGTACCCGACAGCTTTACCGTCCTGTGGCAACGAATCCCATTCTTCTGTCTCCCAATCGATATTCATTTCGGCGGTGGCGCCAACATAGAAGCCGGCGTCATAATCTTCTGTGATTTCGGCAGTGACATGGCACGCTTGATAGCGGTTGTTCCACTCGTCGGAGATGCGGTCGCACTCTGCTTGCGCGGTTCTCATCTGAGCTTCAAGGAACTCCATATCTGGTAGCGACCTTTCGGTGTCCGTGTTCTGTCCGATAAAGGGAAAATCGATGCCGGTCAAATCTTGCACAAGACTTTTGATATTATTATCCTCGTAGGAGCCGCCGTACTTGACCAAATAGCCATCTTCAGGAATCGCTGCGATAGCTTCCGACTGCCCTTCTTTAGCCCAATTGAAAACCCTGTCCCGAAAGCCGGGAATCTTCACCCCATAAACGCGGGATTCGGGAACGGCGATTTCAGGACCATTCTCATACTTGGCTGCAGATTGGTCAGCGTATACACGGACCTGACGCAGACGGACGCGGGATACGGGAAGCATCTCCATAGATAGCCCGATGTGACTGCCACGGTTTTCATCAGCGAAGATTTCATCGTCGTTATTAATCTCATCTTCGGCGATTTCAAGACTATCTGTTTCTGTGGCTTTCATCAGTTCTTCTGTTTCAACCACATATGCAATAGCGCCATGACCGTGAGCCTCGGCTGCCGCACATTTATAATAAGACGTATCTCCTTGGCGGGAAGGTGGCGAATGGCATGACGTAATCCGATTGAAGTCCGACATACGGAGAATGTCAATAGGATCCCGTGAAATGATGATGCTGTATTTGTTTTCGGTTAGATTGCCGATGTTCTTCTTAATGTAATCAGCATTCTGCTGCCAGTATACTTGATTCTTCTTGGCGTCTTCCGAACTGTTAAGCTTTCGGATGCCGTCGCCAAGATACATTTCAAGCTGATCCGCTAGCTGTTGGTATCTCTCCACTTCCTGCTCATCAAGGGCTGCAGCAATCATCTTTCCTGTAAGCATACCGGGCTTATCAATTCTTCCGTAACCGCCTAGAGTATAGCCAATACTATCTAAATGATCGAACACCTTTTGAGAGAGCGCTTCTCTCTTTGAAGCCAGTTCGTAAATCTTTGCCCAAAGCTTGCCGATCTTCATCTGGACTTTGCGCTTTTTGGGCTCTGGTGGCTGACCGCCGGCGAGTTGAGCAGCCATCGCTTCGATGCTGCCGTCTTTCAGCGTTCTTTCGCTCGAAACCAAGCCTTTTTCCCAATTTACATCATATCCCATCTCACGGAACATATCGACAAACTTTCCTAGATCGCTGGCGGTGTCCATTGTTGGGAAATCGAGAACAAGGCGCATTTTGCCTTTAAATAGGCTATTGAACGCCAGATCCTCCGGTCCAAGGTCGTGTACCGCATCGACGATGTATTGGTGCTCGTCTTCGTCCAGTTCTCGGAGCAACTTTCGCTCTGTATACATTTTTGGCTTTTTAGCCGGATCGCGGGCTTCAGTCAAAAAGCTGCGCCACGCATATTCGTCATATTTCATGAATTTGCCTCTGCCTATAAATAGTTAACTAAACCGCAAATCTGAAAATTATAGCGGCGAAAAAAATTTGGAATAACGACCTTTTCAAGCGCATTTAGTTTTGAGCACTAAGTCTACCATGTTCCCGAAGTCGCGACCAACTTTAGTGTTAACCTTGAAGTGGCCAAGCTCGGTCTGGCCAAAAAGGTTAATAAGTTCTGGAATCATTCCTCGTTCGGAGGCGGCGAGGTCGATAATGATTGAGTCGTGAAGTGTGAAAGCGATCTGGCTTCTGCAGTCTCTAAGGCGCTCATTGATTTCAATAAGCCTTCGGAGGGTAACGTCCACACAACTACTTTGAATAATATAAGAAAGAGAATGATGGTGATCGCTAGGTATGGTCCGTCCGAATCGTGTCCGGACATGTGTGCCGGTCCAATGCGAGCCAATAATTCTCTCTCTTTGGTACGTTTCTTCCAGTAGTTTTTCCACAGTCCCATCATTATTAGTTAGTGTGCCAGAAACGTTTTTCCTACCGTATAGCCATGCAAAGATTCTGCGCTTGGCTTCCTGACGGTCTACGTCGCCAAAGATATTCTTAATATTCCACTCATGAATGTCCTCTGTCGGCTGGTCCTGTCCAGCAAGCGACAGAGCCACACGAAGTTCAGCAGCATTGTAATCTAGCTCTAAAAACCAGTCATTATTCGGCTTCAACACAGAACGATACTGCCTATCAAGTGTCAGGATAGGGAAACTGCCCGGGCTGTTGGTCAAGCGACCGGTCTTTGTACCCCATATGTTATAGCGACAATACGGCGTATACTTCTGGAGGTTCTTCACAAACTTTCTCGTAGCAGTCTTGTGATAGATTGGGCGGATACCCTCTGTGCTGATGCTCAACTCGTTATACCGAATGTCGTCGAGTGCAATGTTCAACTGCTTTATAAAGTCATAGTTGTCCGGTTTCTCATATGTGTCGAACACATGCTGCGTAATCCTGTTCTTAACCTCGCAGTAATCCAGCAAGAACTGGCGAGGCACCAGATCGAAAAAGCAGTTCTCGTCCAGCGACACTTTGGCAAAGCCGAACGAACGAAAATACGCACGAAGCTTGTCCCTCACAGCCTCCCACTGTGTTCGCAGGTTGTCCGGACACACTTGGTCCAAGGACATGCCGGCACAATAAAACTTAGCGTACTCCACCTCAGTGTCTCGCAAAAACGTACTATAGTCCCATGTATGCGTCAGTCCTGCGGGAATCGTATCATGGATCAGTTCTCCGTCAAGGTACACGCCTACGCAGTCCTTCTTGTCGTCTAATGTTTGGAATAGCAAGTGCTTGCCTGTGTTTAGATGTATAGCATGAATTGTCCGCGACCAGCATTGGTTTGTTCGCGGTTTACATATCGGTTAAACGTCTTTGCTTTGTTTTGCACTGTTCTGTACGGCGGGTTACCGCCCGGTGCGGGGAGCCTGTCTGTCTTATCATTAATATAATCTAATGCCTTGCTGCCGTCAAGGTTTTTTTGAATATCGCTCAAATCTTTGACATTCTGCTCAAAGATTCTCTGCGTCCAGTCAACCGACGCCTCTCTTGCGCGTACAAACATGTAGAGTTTGGCTGGGAAGTCTGTACCGAAGATGTTAGAGAAAACGTCGTAAGAAGAAGGCTTCTTGTTGGCGTTGGCGTTCTTGCGGTTGATCGTTTTACCCGCTAGCATAGAATGGTTTTCTCTTTTGATGGTCGCGTAGTAGCTGGTGTCTGCTGAGGCTGCTCCATCGAATGCGATGGTTCTACGATAGCTCATGGTTGTCACCACCTCTGAGTTTGCGCCGGCTGTGGCGGAGGAGGGGCGGTGGATAGCAACGGCTTGCGAAGGGAATGACCCAGCAAACGAGTTCCACATGCTAAGAAAGTAGTTCATCAAGACCTTTAAATCCGTAGAGTCTGCTCTATAATAGCATGTCCGGAACATGATGTCAAGGTTTTTAGTTTGATATTTTTTGACCAGTGCATCGTATGCTTGCGCTAACTTATATGCCTTGTCTCTCTGTCCGCGTCTAGTCTGGGTGCCCGTTGCTTTCTTCTGCCACTCATCGCGGCGGCGGACTAGCTCCGGAATGTTTGTGCCCTTGCCATTGACATCTTTGCCTTCCACAGCCCAATCGCGGATGTACCGGCGCATGGGAGTTGACATCACATCAGCAACCAGTCTCCAAGGACAGTTGAAATCAACCATGAAGCCAAACTTCTGAGCCATGGCAACGAACACCTCAAAGTTCGGGTCGTTAAGATAGTCTTCCTTCTTCTTCACGTCATCATTTGGATCTTCTTTATACAGATCAATCTGCCAACCGCTGATTGCTCGATTACACTCGCCGCTCATGATATAGCCAGAGCGCGTAAACTGCACCATGGGAGCAGCAATATCTATGAAGTATAACATATACTGCATAAAGTCCTTAAAGGTTAATATCTTCTGTTGGCGACCCTCCGCGAGTGTCCACTGCTGGAAGCCCTCGAAGATCCTCTCCATGTTGGCTTGATACTGTGGGTGTATGCTGGTCCAGCAAGAGGATACATTTAGGAGCCCTTGTTGTGGGCGATACTTGCCGACATCAGCAACCATCGGTCCTGCACCCTGACCTCTTTGGTTGGTAGCCCTAACATTCATGGCAAAGAATCGTGCCCATTCCTTTTGAAAATCTCTATATGCATGCGCCACAAAAACCGGTGCCATAATAGAGGCATCCCCTTTGTTGAGTGACGTAAGAAATGCCTCTGAGATGTAAATCGAGTTTTGATTGATGTCTACCTTCCCATACATCCCCTTGTCATACCAGAAGTCGATCATTCCCAGCGACCAGCCGCCAACAGAAGCGTATCTAGGGGCATGCGCTTCCCAGTGTATGCGACGAGCAAACAAAGTAGACGGCTTGTCCTTGGCTGAAGCGCCCCACCATTTCGCATTTTCGCCTCGGGCGCGTGCCATCTCTATTGAAATGGCGGGAACATGAATGAAGTTTTGTAGCGAAGGTTCACGACCGCTGCGGTATGGGATCCGCTTGATGCCCTTCCGCTTGCGCGGGTCTTTCGCCTCATAAAGACCCGGAGGATCAACAATAAACTTTACGGCACCAGTGTTTAGGCGGTTCTTAAGTGCTTGTGTTTTTTCATCTGAGTCTGACATGTCTACTACCCCCCTTTATAAGTACTGGTTTACCAGATTTTCCACCATGGATCTCCGGCACCATTATCGTCACCTTGGCACGGATCTTCGGCGTCCATATCTTCAACGCCACTGATATCGCTCAGTTCCTCGTCCAGTCCCAAGGCACCCTCGATGGCATCGCCCACATCTTCCCAGAAACTATCCTGAGAGTCCTCAACCACTTGTCCCACGTCCACTTCGGCGCAGTTCGGCTCTTCGGTAGGTGCCGCTCCTGCTCCGCTGCTAACCCAAGTGCATTCCACCGTAGTATCATACGCTCCACCGCGTTTTATTGCTGAATTTACTTTAATAACTTGAAAATACCCACCCAAGCCTAAGCGGAACGCGATAGAGTTTCGCGTAGAAGGGTTGCCCACGCCGTACGGAGGATTCACATAGACGTATTGTCCCGGGAAATGAATGTTGTTCCCAACCATCTTTAGTTTGGCATTGTAGAGTTCTCGTAAGTTGGAAAGTGCGCCTTCTTCTGTTTGTCGTGCTTCTTTGAGTCCCTGAATGTCTGATTTATTAAAGTTGATGGTCTTGATTATTCCGCTGTCTTGACCGATAGTATAATGATTGATTCCTCGTTTTGCATCGGCGGCTTCATCGCCTGTCAATCCTCCCGGGTCACCTGACTGCATATAGTAAAGCGCATATGTGAACCCCGGATCTTCCGGGTTAACATCTTCCCCGATTTTCCCCATCATCCCTTCCGGCGTTGGTCGTCTGCCGTGAGGAGAGCATATATCTTCGTCTGCTTTAACCGTAAAGACAGACTGTGAGACATCACCTGTCTGGTTTGGGGCGTTGGGGAAACACTTGGGCTGCAAAGCCGGCTTGATAAGACACTGCATAACATCCATGAGGAACCTTCTAACTGGATAGTTATCCTTTTCCGGCTCGATAACCTTTTCATTCCAGAACTTTAGGAACAGCGTGTAAGAAATGGGGATATCGCACAACGCGATCCGCCTAATCTCCTTAGTTCTAGGATCTGTGTACTGCGCTGGACCTAAAATGATAGCCATCTTTTCAAGTTCGGCAGCTTTGCTATCCGGATCGAAAGCCACACATGCTTGCTCAACAATGTCGCCTAGGAAGCAAAAATAAACATCGTCATCGTCTACATCTGATGCGTCTGCATCTTCAGCTTCTTTCTCCGGGTTGCTAAACCAGCCTTGATCACCAATTGTGATCGTTGCAACACCGCCCCACTGATCATCGTTAGAAAGTGTGGGGCGTTTGCCTCCCTCGTTCGCTTGCCACTCTTCAAGGAAGCCGTTGTCCAAATCCAAGTGTCGGATCTTGCCACTAAGAGCATCTGTAAAACTAGCATATGCGTCAGACCTGTTGGTGTCATTTAGTTCTGCCAATATTTCCCTTAACTCTTCGGCTTCTTCGGCGGCATCCTCAGCCTCTTCGTCAAGGTCTTCAATATCACCCTCTGATGCCTCTTGTTCGCTGGCGCATGCTTGAGCATCTTCAACATCTTCTATGTGCTCCTCCAGTGCCTCTAGTTCCGCTTCGACATCCTCTACATTACGATCATCAACGCCGAATCCCAAGAATCCGCCGCTGACCGTAGCATCTCCGCTGCCGCCGCCGGGGAAAAGAATGTCTGCCGCCTTTGACTCCAAAGCGGCTTCCATTGCGCCGACGTATTCCACTGTTACATCACACGATCCGTCTTCTTTGATCTTAACCTCATGTTGAATAAGGTTAAGGTACATATCCAGATTCATGTTCTTCAATATCTTAACTAGTGCGGCATCCTGCAGGTGGGTGCGGACGCCTTCATCAATTGCCCAGCCAACGCTAGCTAAAACCCTATAGTATCTTGGATCATATTCTTCGGCGCCGGTCTTACCCCTGTTTCCGCCTTCTGGGTGTAAGATTAGCTCTAAAAAGCTAGGGTTATCGCCCGGTGTATAATTATTTCCTGCTGCTGCTATCGAATCGAAGTCTCCCACCAAATCTTTTACGGACTGAAAGTGCATTGTCATCTTTACACCAATAACTTTTTCGCCCTCTGCCGGGTTGGTGCCGGCAAACTCCCACTTGAACTCTTTAATACCAGCGCCGCCAGAGCGACCGCCGGCGTCAGTTGTTAGGTCTGAAAGTCGTGACTCATCCATGAAGCCTTTGAATTTGAACTCTCTGCGGACTGACTCGCCGCCATCAGCCGCTGGAGTGACCCTCCAAAGCCTCACTCGCGGCTGCAATACAGCTTTTTGCCATGGCTTAATCCGGGTGAAGGGTGCCATTGAGTCCCGCTTTAAGACCGCTGACAGCACGTCATGAACTGTCGCGCCTCCCGTGCCGGAACTCGCAGCAAGAGCATGGAAGTTCTTATAATGACATTGTTCATTTAGTGGCGAGAGGATGTCTGCGTAATCCATCAGGAAGCACTGGTGGTCAAAGGTTAATTTATCTTGTTCAGACTCTTCGCCTTCAGATGTAGCGGCGTCAGGATCTGTTGAGGCGGCAGGATCTTCGCCCGCAGTAGTACCATCGGTAGCCGCAGTGTCATCTGCAGCACCGGCATCAGAGGGATCTTCCCCATCAGCCCCGCCAGATTCAGTGGCAGCTTCAGTGGGGTCTGTTTCTGGGACTTCGGGATCTGCCATACAACATTAACCTTTCAAGTATTTTAGCACAGAAGTCAAAGGAAGTGGAATATAAATTGTGTCTCCCATTTTGATGTGAGACTCTGTTGGCTTTTTGTTGAACCACGCAATCACCCACCACAATTCTGACTCTCCGTAATATTTGTGGGCAAGCTTCCAATACTGATCTCCTGTTTTCCACAAATGAGACACGCGATCAATCGTCGCCGAGATTTGTTCCGGAGAAGGATACGACATGTAAGGCGTGTTGTATTGGCGGATGCGGCGGAGCCCACGCCTCTCCAATATCTCTTGGTAGAAGCGACTAGAATTTGTAATCACGCGCCGGCTGTCATATCTTGCCATATCTTATTGAACTCCTTTTGTCATCCGCCGACTGGCTCTAACGGCAAGTCGATGCCGGGGGTGCCAGTGGTGCCCGTATCGTCGGTGGGAGCCTCTGTCGCTCCACGGGCGGTACCTTTCGCATTGTAGGGGAAACTGTTCGATGAGCCGGCATCGCCAAAACCCATTTGAGCGTCATCAGTGGCACCCGCTGTAGACCAACCCATCATGTGGGTGTGTAGCACTGTGAACTCAGCCGACAAAGTAAGCCTTAAGGGATAAAATACTCCCGGGGTTTCGTCAACAATGCCCGACTCAAAATCAGGCTCAAAAGTAAAGCCACCAATGTAACCAATCAAGCCGGAAGTCTTTGCGTTAGAGCCCGCCGAATCTGGTCCAGCCTCAACGTTATGAGCAAAGTTTCCGAACTTAAACTTAAACACGGGAGATGAAGCGATAGTCTGGGAGTCTCCTCCTCCGCCTTTCGAGTATGACGGGTATAGCATAGACATCAGCGTTTCACATTTCTTCATGTTTAGTTCTGCCTCTTCAATGCTTGCTGAAACAACATCCCACTCGACACTAATCTGTCGGGCGGTTCCTTGAAACGCAGAAATGGGATCCATACGACCATACACAGATTCACTGTTCCATTCTGACGTATATTGATCAGAGAAGGAGTTAATCATAGCCTTAAACACGACTGACTTCTGGCTAGGAACGTGAAAAAATTCCAGCACCATAAGCTTGTCTATAGCAAGCTTACCTGTGCCATCTATGTCGCGTCCAAAGCGTCCACTATATATTGACATATTTAGAAACCTCCTCGTTCTTTATCTTCTCTATAACTAGTCCATTCTGTAAGAAGTTTCGCTATTAGAAGCCCTTCAAACCATGCTTACTATCGATTGCAGCATTAACGGCTCTTGCGAATTCGTCACCATCAAGTTCCAAAACAATATCTTGTCCCTTCTTCTCTTTTGAGCCGGCTGAACTCTTCTCGCCCAGCACCTGTCGAAGCGCCTCAACAAAGGCGTCCTTAGACGGTTCCTTCATTTCTCTTTGAGCAGATGCGTACTCTCTCGCTGCCTTTGCCATGCCCTCAACGTTTTCTACGACCTCTGGAGTCAACTGTACTGAGGAATCAATAAGGCTTGCCAAGCTATCCGCAGTCACGCTGAAAGCCAAGGCTTTTTCTTCCGGAATGGTAGCGAGTGCGCGTCCAATAGCCCAGATGCCCCATGCCAAGTCCCATAAGGTGTCTGCAGTTTCATCCAGATCTGTGAAGCCTGCCAATCCTTGGAAAATTTGCCCTAAAGCAACTGCTTTTTCTGCGGAGATGGTGCTCATCGCCCCTGCAAATGCATACAATGCTTTTGTAAGGGTGTCCAGTCCTTTGTCGAAGAACGGTAGGCTCGCATAAACGCCGAGTTTAAACAAGCCCCAGCCGAGCGCAGGAAGCGCCCATGCTAAGGCTCTTAGCCCGTCTGCCATGGGTGCCATCTTATCTGTGTAGGGTGCCATGACAGCTAGAGCGTTCGCAAACATCATGAGAGGTACCGCAAGCATCATCATCGCCCACGCAGTCATAACCGCAGCCACCAGTAGCAATGGACCGGCAACAATAAGTGCGATAGCAGCGAAGAATAGCCCGGTAGCAAACTCTGCCAGCGACCAACCCAAGCCCGATACCAGATCAAGGTCCATAGCCATCCACGGTGCTACGCCCATTGCCAGCCAAAGCAAGCCAATACCAGCGGTCAAGCCACCGATCATAAGCATCGGACCTGAGAACATTAGGAAGAAGCCTGTTCTCATGAAGCCGTCTGTCATCGCATCTAGAGTCTTTCCAAGTGTTGCCAGCTTCGCAAAGTCCATAGACATCCATGGCTTAACTCCTAATAGAAGTATGAGCAAGCCTGCCGTTGCGGGAATCGCACCCCACATCAAAAAGTATCCGCCGATGAGTAGAGCGATACCGGCAGGAATGAGCAGCCAGCCAAATGCTATCAAAGAGAAGCCAAGCTCAATCATATTCTCAAAGCCTATTTTCTTAAACGCGCTGATGCCTTTGGCTAGAACTATCAATCCTGCGCCTAAGATTAGCGAGGCGATGCCGACCAAGGTGCCGCCGATAAGGAAAGGAACAGCAGCATATATCAAGCCGATACCAAACACAAACAGCATATAAGTAAGCTCCCACATCGCCTCAAACATCCCGCGCTTGGTAAAGCCTTCGATACCTTTAGCCAGCATTTGCAGACCAAAGCCCAAGAGCAGTGCCGGGATGCCGATTAGCGTAGCGCCGATGAGGAACGGAACAGCAGCATACATTAATCCATAGCCGAAAAGAACCAACATGAAAGTCAGCCCAAGCATTGCCTCAAACATTCCTCGTTTAGTGAAGCCTTCAATACCTTTAGCCAACGCTTGCAATCCGAAGCCCAACAGCAGGGCACCTATGCCCACTAGCCCGCCACCAATGATGAATGGTATAGCAGCATACATCAAAGCGTAGCCAAAGGGAATGAGAGCAAGACCAAGACCAATCATCTGCATAATCGGGAAGTCGTCGATACCCTCTTTAAGAGCCTTGAATCCTTGTCCCAAGAACCAAGCTGCGATACCAAAGACAAGAGCAGCGCCAGACAACTGCAGCAAGCCAAGAGCGACTGGAGCCATCATCGGCGCAACTGGTGCTAAGATGGCGACGAACATAGCGATACCCATTGCCAACATCGGAAGCGCAATCATAGATGCAGCACCAAAGCCGATCAAGCCAAGCAGTGCCGGCGCAATGGCATCAGTCATCTCCATCATTGCGATAACCAAGTCTTTAAGCGCCCAAACCAGCGCAACAACAGCGATGATGGGAGCAGCAATAGCTATTGCTAAGCCAAAAATAGCCAAAGCAATAGCAGTAATCATGGGAATCAGCGGCGCCATGGCAATTGATAGCGCAGTCATCGAGGCAGCTAGTCCAACGGTGGCACCGCCGGCGCCAGTGGCGGCAGTGGCTTCTGCTGTTTCTGCAGCGGCGGCACCAAAGAAGGCGGCTATTGAGCCAGTCTTCGCAAGGTTCACTAATGCAGTCTTTGCTGCCAGAATCCCTTGCCAGAACGCCATGATTTTGATGCGGTAGTGGGCTATAGCCATAACCCCCAGCAGAGCAATCAATGTAGGGACCAGAAAGCCGCCCATCATATCGTTCAACTGTAAGAAGCCGTCAAGCATCCAGTGGATAGCACTAACAATCGGAGCAACTGCTACAGCAAACTGCTCCATGATGCGAGTGAGTTTTTCTTTCATGCTGGCTGCAGCAGCGGCACGTTCTTCTAGCTTCTTCTGTGCCTCAGCGTTGTTCTCAATTTTCGCTTGTGCTTTGTCGTATTCTGAGAGGCTTTGTCCGAAAAGTTTACTAGCCTCTGTCATGTCTTGAATGCCTGCTGCGTTTGCAACGGCGATTTTCTCAAACTTGTTCATCGAATCCCAACTCTTGCCGGAAAGCTGAATAGACTGAATCAGTAGGCGTACTCTCTCCTCTTCAGAGGCGTTCAGGAGTTCCATTGAGTCGAGCACACCGCCGCCGAGAATAGCATTAAGCTTTCCGGCTGATTGCGCTGCGCCCTCAAATGTGTCAAACTGAGTAGTGATACCAAGAAGCGTCTGCATCTCGATACCAGTAGCCTTGGCTGCTGCTGCGACTTCCTTGAACACTTGGGTTGCTTCATCGCCGTATGCGGTGAAGACATCTGCGTTCGCTGCAAAGTCTTTAGAGATCTTGCCAGCACTCACACCCAAATCAGCAGCCATGGCAGCGAAATCTTTCTGTACTGCAATAGCCTGTTGTGCGCTCATGCCAAGAGACTTATTAAGGATCTCGAAGTTTGCCGCCGTAGTCGCCGAGTCAATACCCAGCCCTTTTAGTTGCGCCGTTGCTTCAACTAGCTGTCCTTGCGCCTCTTCTGTCATCTCAGTGAACTGGCTCATGCCGGTATAGAGTTCTTTGACAGCTTCGCCGGCATCTTCCATGCTGACATTCCATTCAGCGTTGTGCTGCATGGTGTCCATAATCATGTCGTTGTATTCGCCAGTACCATTAGTAAGCTTGTTGACCGACGAGAACTGAGCGTCTGCGGAAATCACCATAGCCGCAGTTGCCTCTTGAACCTTCATCAAAGATGAGCCTAACATGTTGGCGACACTAAACTGCTCAGCAAGAGCGCTCGCTACCGCTTCCATGGACTCTTCAATGCCACCGTCTAAGAATGCACCGAAGAGCCCTGACCGCCAGTCAGCGGATACGCCAGTGAGCGTCTTTGCATACGACTGTGCGAGTCCAGCAGCCTTGGCTTGCGCCTTGATCATCTTCTGCATGGCTGTGAGTTCGTCTAGACGAGCTTGGAGCGCTGCTTTAATCGCCGGATCTGTCGCAGCCTTAATCTTCGCTTCAAGAATCGACTGTTCTTTTTCATTTTCAAGTTCTTTGAGGCGCAGATTAGCCTTGGTCAACTGACCTTGCTTCTTAGCTTGATCTAAGTTCTTCTTGATCGTTTGCGAATACTTGTCAAGCTGTTCCCATTGGGCGTTTGCAGCCGCCATGTCCGCAACAAACTGCGGACCCATCTCCAACAATGAATCCTTGATGTCAGCGGCGTCCACCTTCATGCGAGATAGCATGTCGGCGGCTTGTTTTAGTATTTTTGGATCTGGGGTATCAGCCATTCGCTAGCGATCTCCTTGGGGGATTCTCGGCTTACTTAAATGGCCAATCGATGCCCGTACTGCGCTCAAACTTTTTCACTGCGCCACGGAGCGCGTACTTGCTACGATACGTGCGCGGATCATCCAAGCCGTATTTCGCATAATCTTTGTAATATCTTTTTTCACCTGCTAGGGTGCGAGCAAAATCTTTTACTTGTCTCTTATTGCCTCGCACAATCAAGGGCACTTTTGCGCCACCGAACATGCGTTGCATGATCATTTTGATGCCGCCACCAAACATCGACAAAAAACTTTCGTTCATTTCGCCATTCTCGGCTGCGCCCAAGTCAATAATAATAGGAGCCAAGTCGCCGCTGTCTTCCATGGATAGTCCTCCAGATGATTCTAATAGTATCATCAGTAAATAGTTAAGTAAAAAAGAAAAAGGACCGGGTTTTAATTCCGGTCCTTTAAAAAAGCAGCCCAGTTATCTGCTGGGCTTGCTTACACTTGGCATGCTTGGTCTGCTCATAGACGGCATACTGGATGATCCCTTGGTTTGGGATTTTTTCATCTGTTCTGCTTCATCTTTAAACTGCTTCTGCAATCGCTCCATGAACCAGCGGCGTAGTTTTACTGGGAGGTTATATGCCTCGATGAAACTCCAGCCTCCGTGATATTTGAGCAAGAAAAATTGTTCATATACCTGTGCTATGTACTCATGACTTAGGCCAAAAAAAGTCCGCAGTGAACGGCACCTCCATGTCCTGTTCATATCCACAAGCCTCGCATGCGAAGTGTTGTCTCAAATCATAATTCGGCATTAGTGCAGCATAAGCGCTTCTCAAAAATCGAGAATCCGATGCTGGCATTGCATTCACAAATCCATAAATGTGCTGCATTAGGGTACTTCCATTGACTGCTGTAATGTACGTTCTCATTTGATCCGTCATTTGAGTGTCATGTCCTAAAAGTTCTTTTCTGGTGTTCTTGGCGCTCTTTTGCGCTTTCTGCATGCTCTTAGCCATTTGTGCCTCGTCGTGCCCGTTTAGCATACGGACTGTGACCACCACCTCAGACTTAGGCAAGGTGATATTAAATGTAAGATCCTCGTTTTTTGACACTAGGTTCTTATGCTCCTCGGAATCGAAGTATTCTGTATCAAATCCAGTTGCTACACCGTTCTCCAAAGTAAATTCATACTCTTGAGTGGTGGAACACGCTGGGCACTGAGTCTTGGTCTTGTACTCTGAGCCATAACCAGAGATTCGTGCTGCCACAAGGATAGCGTTCTTGTCTCCTGTTAGTAAGCCCTCTACTTTGACGCGCTTATCAACAATAATGTTCTGCAAGAACCGGTTGATTGCTACGCCCTTCTTAAGCAAAGCCCTAGACGTAAGAATATCCTCGTCCTTTGCGGTCATGTACTTAATCTCCAAGGTGTCAACGCCGCAAAGCGGATGATCCTCGGCATAGTACGCGCCGGCGGATGGAAGTTCTACGAACTCGGTTGGGACTACAAAGTTTAGTTGTCCCGCTGGTGTTGGGGTGGGCTGCGCAGCAGCCTCTTGAACGGCTGCAGTCGCATCGGGATGTTCCCGGGCGGCTGTCCGTTCGTCGTTGTTACGACCTGACATTAATCCTCCAATATGGTTTTAGTATATAATACTTAGTCAGTTTATTAAAATGTTTTTTTAAAAATGATCAGCTTGGTCCCGGGAAGACACTGCGTCCGGATGATCTCCAGCCTGCGCCGGCACCTGCGCCGTCGCCGCCGTTGTCGCCACCAAGTTCTGCCCAATCGTAGCGAACCTTAACGGTGATTTCTGCGATGTCATCAGACTCATAATCAAGATCGCCAAAGGAAACTTCTTTGATCCATGCGTTCTTAAGATACCATGATTCGATAGTAGTAACCCCTTCGCCGTCAGAAGACTCGCCAGAGATCATCTCAATGGTAAGACCGCCCAAAGCGGCAACTGCAGACTCTTTCGTGATAGTCTGTGCCGCATGCGCCTCGGTATCGGGAAGCTTGTAGCCTGCCATGTCGATGATCTTCAAAATGTTCTTTGCCGCATCCGGGTTAACAGGATCGACAAGAGTAAACTCTACTTCGTTGTATTCCATTCGTCCCGGGTAATAGAAAGAATGGTTAATATAACTATGCTTTACCTCTGAAACTGTAAAGGTGGGCTTAGTCACCTTCTTGATAATCCAAGCTGGGATGGTTACATCCGAATGGGGACCGCTATCGTCTGGGCTGATGCTCAGTATCCACCTAAATTTTCTCTTGGGTTCAGTTGTAGTGCTGCTCCAAAAATCTGACATTTGTTAAATCCTCCGAATGATTCTTCGTGAACCTCTTGTGGGTTCTATTTTCTTCTATAATAAGTAGTGAAACGATTGGGAAAACCCCGACCGTTTTCTGGTTTAGTCATCAAATGCTGCGCCGGAATCCGTGATAACGAAGTCGATGGCGATGAACTCGATTGCCTTCGCAGGCTTCAAGTAGATCTTAGCATACATGATATTTCTATCAATAAGATCTGGAGTGGTTGTGTTTTCATCCAAGATGATCTTGAAGTCCATGAGTCCGAGTCGCGACTTGACGCTTCCCAAGAAAGGAGAGACCTTAGAGGTGAACTTCTTCCATGTGGACTTAACGTTCTGGTCGAAGAGCAACGTTGCCGCCATTCTTGAGACCTCGCGCTTGACGAAAATCATCAAGCGACGTACGTTAATACGGTCAAGTGCTGACTGGGTAACCTGAAGCGTCTTCTGACCGAAGATTACGATGCCCTCTGCAGGGAACTGCGCAATCGGGTTGATGTTCGCATCGTAGAGGGAATCTCTTTCCTTGGAAGTCAAGCGTTCGCTGACTGCAAGGACGGGAAGACCGCCGCGACCCTCTGACAAACCGCCTCGGGTGAAGCCAGCAGGAGCAAACCAAAGCTCCTGAGTCTTCTGACCATATGACATGGCACCGAGAGCAACAACGGAGGGCGGAACCCAAACGCGCTGCGCAGTTTGCGGATCTGAAATCTGGACCCATGGGAAGTAGCAGGCTCCATAACTGGAGTTAAGACCGCGTGTTCTCATGTTGCTGACAGCGGTGGTGATGTTTGCACCACGGTTCTCAGCAGACTTAGTAGATTCAGTCTTGGGAGTATATGCGTTAGCAATATCAATAATCGCCAAGCAGTCTCCACGATCCTCTGCCGTGTTAATAGCATGGTTAGTCAAGCCGGTGTGAGTAACGCCCGGGATAGCCAACAGGTCCATATCAATAACCTCAGGATCGGCGACCATATCAATAGCCTTCTTGATTGAGTAATATGCATAGTTGGTAGTCTCGGCAGCATTGCTGGCAAGAGTAACGTTGTTGAACGGCTCTGACTGTTTAACATCTACGCCCTCGAATCCACCGTACATTGGAAGAACGAAGCGGTTTGCGCCGGCGTCCAGTGGTCCCTTGTAGGAAGAACTAGCAGCGGTCAGCGAGGTACCTGCAAGGCGTGAGCCGGAGAGGTAAGTGCTGTGCATCGCTTGTCCTGAGTTTGTTGACTTGATGTCATCAAGTGTGAAGTAGAAAGACACTTCGGTGTCCGCTGAAGCGGCAGCGTCATATGAGTTTACGCCGTAAGGAAGTGCGCGGACGGTATCGCCCCAACTGGTTTCAAACAGAATGTCTGAGTCTTCACGGGTTGAGTCAACACCCCAGTATGCGTTTCTCGCGTCGGACAAACCACCGTTAGAGGATGATTGTCTGAGATACAACTGCGGGTAGACGTAAGAACCACTGAAACCAACTTCTCCCAAGTTGCCGGAGACGTGTACTAGGACCGAGCCAGAGTGAACGCCACCTGCCCAGCCACCAGCGCTGGTGGGGTCGCCGTTGCCCACCTCAGAACCGGGTTCGCCTGAACCTCCGTCCTTGCCGAATACGTTCTGGTAAGCGTTACCGAAATCGTTACCCGGGTTGGCTACCATTGTTGTTCCGCCGTCAGTTGCTACGGCTGCAGCGACTGAACCAGAGTTAATGGAGAACCCAATGAACCGGGGAGGTCCGTAGAAGCCGAATGGAAGCAGAAGCTGATCTGCTGTTCCAATCTCGACCGCGTTGTTGAGTTCTACACGAATAAACCTAGACATGTTGGGGTGCTCACCGTATTCTCTATAACGCTTTTCGGTGTCGCTCCACTTCTGTCGTCTGTCGCCAATCTTACGACCAATAAAGTTCGTAGAGAATGGGTTCAGGTTACATCCTGAGAATCTTTCAACGATCTGGACGGAGTTATCAAGGTCATCTGATTTGCGGAGAACAACATCAAACGAGCCGTACTTATCATAGTCGTTCGCAGAAACCTTAATAGATTGAATAGCAATCTTAAGGTTCTTCTGTTCCCACTCACCGGGTGAGAGAGTAACAAAGCGGAACAACTTCTGCATGTTAGTAGGATCGTAGGAGCCGTAGTTGGTGGTCAAGTCCTGACCGAATACCCAACCAGACTTGGCTTCCTTTGCCGCCATCGTCTGTACACCGGGGGTGTAGCTGCCAAGCTTCATCGGGGCAACGAAACCATAGTACTGACCGCTAGCGCCATCGCTGATATCTGCGGTGCCAGCCTCGCCGGTATAACCGGAAGCCTGCTGTCCACACTGCTCGACCAAGTGGCGGTCGAAAGTCTCGCCAAGCCAGTAGTGATGGTCGCCAGAGTTAGTGCCCTGATCGGTGATCTGATCGTTGACCGTCATGGGGTTCGTGTTGAACACGTTTCTAATGTATTTTGCAGAAGTTCTGTTAAAGTTGAATGCTGTCTCATGACGCACAGTTGAGCCGGTCATAACTTGAGCGGTGAATCCTGCATATGCTGCATTAGACTCAACCAACACGTTAGAACCAGAAACGGTAACGTCGTCCTCGGTGGAGCCAGCGCATGTACCCTTGAGGGCAAGCTCGCCGTTCTTCAAGTAGAAGATGGCTGCTAGACAACCCTTGTTAGCAGTAGTGCCTGAGCCGGAGTTGGCAATAAAGAGCCCATAAGCACCGCCGTCAGTACCAACAGTGCCATTTGACCAGCCTGCGTATCCAGACGAGGTAGCATCCTCATGCTGCTCGCCAACCAGACGAACGATAGTACAGGCGTTGGTGTTTCGCAACCATGCTTGTGCGGCATATGCAGCATAGGTCGGACCTACATTGTTGCCGTCGCGCCATACGTCGTCTCCTTGTCGTCCACCGACTGGTGAACCGAATACTTCAATGAAGTCTGAAAATGATGTGATTCGAGTGGGACGCATTGATGGTCCTCTCGCTGTGCGTCCAATAATAACTGGACCGATAGGATCAGCCGGTCGGGGAAGTTGTGAGTTATCGATCTCATTAACAAACACACCGGGTGAAACAAACTTAAACTTGGTTACTGACATTACGCTTAATCTCCTGCATTAATACTTTAGTCCCTTTTTAGAACAGGGGCTTTTATGTTCTTCATACAGCTTCTTTGTCGCCATATTTCACTAATAAATAGTTCCCGATATCGCCAACGGACATGAAAGAATAGAAATCTTATACGCAACGAAAGAAGGGGTCCGACAAGCGGACCCCCTCAGGAACAAATCCCTACTTAATCTTAGAGTAAGAAGTAGACTTGAAGTACATCGTCAGCATCAAGCTTAAGGTCAGCGTGAAGTTCGACTGAGCCAGTAGCTGTGGTGTAGTCACCAGAGCCAGCGGCAGAGTCGGTGGAATCACCGCGATAAAGCATTTGACCGTTCAAGAACACCATTTCGCTACCAGAAACTGGAGTAGCGGGAAGGGTGTAAACACCCGAAGCGGTGGTGTAGCTATGACCGCTGGAACCAATGCATCGTTCCATGGCAAAGTCAACAGTCAATGCGTTACTAACAACTGCGATACCGTTTCCGCCACAGTTAGAGTTCAGCATAGTACCCTCGACTGCGTTGGCAGCGATTGTCAAAGCACCAGCATCAGAAGCAGTGGCATCACCACTCATAGCACTGTAGACGTACTTCTTCATACGTGTCAACGTGGACTTGCGGTTAGTACCGCCAGCACCATCATCAACGATGAAGAGGTCTGCATCAACAAGGTCAGCACCGATATCGGTAGAACCGTCAATGTCAAGCTTGTCAGCATTGAGTGAGCCGTCAACAACAGAAGCGTTAACAACTGCGTTTGCAGCCAACTCGTCAGCACCAACAGCGTCATCAGCAAGCATGCTGTTTTCGACAGCGCCTGCAGCGATGGTAAGAGCACCACCGTCAGCAACAGTGGCATCGCCAGAAACAACACCAAAGAAGTGATCACGAAGACTGTCAACACCAACTCTCTTGATGGTTCCGTTATCGGAAATCATCATTTCATCAGCGTCAGCGATGTCAGCGTGAGCCAACTCTGCTTGACCAGAGATAATATCTTCAGCAAGCATGCCATGCTCAACAGAGGCAGCAGCGATGGTCACAACACCAGCATTAGTACAAGTTACATCACCGCTAAGAGCGAAAGAACTGTAGTCAGTTCCATCAGCAATCAAGAAGTGAGTAGTGGTAGCAGCCAGAGAGTCATCAAAGAGAGCAATTTTAGCACCCGTGATAGCATCGGCAGCGATGGTGACAGCACCACCAGCAGCGATAGTAGCATCACCACTTACGTCAGCGAAAACAGCATCTTGAAGGTTACTAAAAGTAATCTTCTTCTCAGTACCATTATCAGAGAAGATAAAGTGATCCTGAGTTTGGTGAACGCCGGCACTACCGAGAGCAGCATAGGTATCAATGTCAACACCACCAGCATAAGTCTTAACGTCAGAGAACGGAATGGTTTTCATTACGCCATCGTCGTGAACGACAAGACCATCAGCATCAGCAATAGTAATACTAGAGCCAACTGCGGTACTGCCATCGAGCAAGTTAAGCTCAGCAGGGATTGAAGTGATTGCTACGGTTGAAGCTGCAGCAAATGGCTGCAAGAAACCACTAACGTTTGCAAGCTGAATTGTCTTATCAGCGCCAGTTGGGTCAACCGCTTTAAGGGTTGTCTCGTAGGCATCATCGGTAGCACCTTCAAAGATGACACCGTTTGCGGTGTTAACAACTTCAACGTCAACTGTCGTTGTGGTACCGGTAACAATCAAGTTACCCGGAATGGTAACAGTCGAAGCGGCGCCATTACCTAGGATAACGTCAATTTCATCCTCAACGTCACCATCAGAGATAATAATACCGTTGTTCATTTCGCCATCGTGAGAAGCGACACGCAACACCAGCTTACCACCTTCAGTACCGTTAGATGCATCTGCAATCTGACACATCATCTCAGCGTATGTAGTTTGCTCTTGAGCATCGTTATCTCCGCTCCAAGCAATTATACCAACGATATCATCATCAGCGGCTGCAGCACCCTTGTCTTTCAAAAAGTGAAGACGAGCGCCAAGTCCGTCATTTGTGGTGTTTTTAAGTTCCAACATTGGATCAAGGGAGTTCGCTGACTCCACCTGTACCGTATCACTGGAAAGGAGCAGTGCTCCGTCAGCGGCGAGCTTCAAGTTACCATCAGAAGCCTGATGAATATAAGTAGCAGAGTCGCCGAACTGAAGTTGACGTGACGAGTTCAGAAGCAGTGCCGTGTCAGCAACGTGAGTTAGCGTCACATCACTACCGTCACCGAATGCAAGAACTGCAGCGTCTGACTTGAGTTTGACATCATTGCCAAAGATACCGTCTTTTGCAACACTCAAACCACCATCGGTCTGTAAAGAACCGTCAGTAGTAGAAGTGGCATCGGTAGCATCATCAACGATTACGCGACCAGAGGTCGTGAGTTGAGCCATGGCTGAGTTACCGGTTGAGGTGATTGCACCGCAACCAACAGTGCCAATAGTGGCAATGTTCTTAGAACCATCCAAGACAACAGCCTTAGAAGCAGCCGCAGTGCCTGCGGTTACACTATCAAGAACACCCAATTCCGCCGTAGAAATAGTAACAGCGTCAAGTGTCAACGACGTGTCGCCGGTGATGGTGCCGCCGACATTAATTGAGCCGAAAGTTGAAGCACCAGTTGAGGTGATAGCACCACAACCAACTGTACCGATAGTAGCAATGTTCTTGCTTGCGTCCAAGACAACTGCCTTGGAAGCTGCAGCGGTACCTGCAGTTACACTATCCAGTACTCCGATCTCCGCAGTGGTGATCGTCGTGCTGTCGAGGGTTAGGCTAGTGTTTGCCGTTAAAGTACCCTCTACGTTTGTATTGGAATATAGATTAATTTTTGAGTTTGCATATGCAAGCGATCCACCATCATAAAATGTTAGTGTACCTGCGCTGTGGATGCTGCCCGATTCCATGCTCATTCCGTCTGTATAAACACCCTGTGCGAATTTTGCCAGAGTAGCGGTTGAGCCGGACATAAGTTCCAGTTGCTTTGCATTTACTAATGTTCGTGCCATTCATTTTACCTCCATAGTTAATAAAAAAGCACCATAAAAACTTGTTTTATGGGTGTCTTACCGTCTATCGAAGACGCTTATATGCAGCAACACGATTACGAGTCGGAGCTAGGCTCTTCCTCGCGGACGAAACTACCCTGCTCCTCCTCCCCAGTGGGGAAGTTGAGAGCGTAATCGACAGTGGGTTCGACATTATAAGTAGTCCGAAGGTCTGCGATTTGTCGCTGCACTTGCTCATTTAATGCATTATTTACTTTAAAGAATTCCACCTTCTCTTTTTCGTGCCGGATGAGCATTTCTCCGCCAAATCCCTTAAGCAGCTTAATTGATTCCATTGTTTCATTCAAAGGCAGAAGGTCTTCCTTATTAATGGGAATTACCGAATCAGTACAAAATTCAGGTTCTGAAGGTTCCTCCTCTTGTACCTCAACCGAGGTAGGCTCCGGAGCCTCTGCTTCTTTCTCTGGCTCGATGTATTCCTCTGGGGTTTCCAAAGCGGTTTTAATTTTATTCCATGATTTTTTCCACATAATATACTCCTGTTGTAAGTGGTGTGTTGTGATTACGAGTTCTTAACATAGCTAGCAACCAGTCTATCGTTCTCTTCTGGAGCGGTATCTAGCGTAATCGTGTTGCTGCTAATTGTATAGTCGGCACTTTCGCCGGCAGTAAGAACTAGTCCGTTATGAATCAAAGTGACCGTGCCGGCACGGGGATTGCTTGTTAACGTGAAAGTTTTGTTTGTTCCGTTTAACGTACCGTTGACTTCTTGCTGAGTTATAAAGTCTTCATGCTTAATGACATCATCTCCAGAAACTCCGCCGCCACCGCCGCCGCCGCTGGTAGTGTGTACCTTGCCGAAATGAACCTGCCCTGCCATCATTTGCCTCACAGAGCGCAACGAATCGGCGCTAGAAAATCTCATCCACTGATCCGGTACCGTGCCAGCGCCTTCGAGCATAACGCTTTCTCTTGGCATAACGATTGATACTGCATTTTCGCGTATTGTCAGTTTGGGTCTGGCATCGTTTGCTCCGCCGCCAATAAGATAGCCTTCAAGTTTAATCGTTACATCTGTTCTCAGTACCCGATCTTCTTCCTCAAGCGTTGCCAAGTTATTGTTGAACGAGAAGTCCTCAACCTTTGCATCAAAAGTATGTGTTTCATGCCGACAACGGAACCAGCTATGGTTACCAACGTTGCTGTGTATGCCTTGCAGAATCTCATTCATTTGCGTATGGAAGTCGGTCTGAATTGAAAGTTTATATTCTGCCACCACACGTATCGGCATCGGCATCGAAATAGTCTCATACACAATTCTACCATCCTGTTTGCTAGTGTATTGTACGAGAGCACCCCTATTTGGTTTAGTGTCGCCATCGTAATCGCCACCGGACCACTTCATTTTTTGGGCTGCAGTTCTAAATGCTGAAGTCTTGTCCTGCTTGATGCGGCGAGCGACAACAATAGAGCCGCCCTGAGGATCAAACTTGCTATGTGAAGACTGTAGGTTTGCCGGCATTGTGCCCATTCGTGCCGGGTCTTTCGTAATCGAAACTCTGTCAAGCGCCATCATTGGCAGGATCAGCATGCCGCCGCTATCGCGCAAGTCTTTGTTCGCCTTGATCTGGTGAGCCCTTTCTCCGCCAACCCAGATTAAAGGCACCTTTTTCCAGCCCTTGCTGGTGTTGGTGTGCAAATCGCATATGTCGTTAAGCCAGTTGAAAATAGCATAGTCAAGCGTCTCCGGAGAAGACGCAGCAAACTCCAACTCTTTCAACTTTCCTAGTTTTTCAAAGGTTAATTTATCTGAGTAATGATCACTCGCCATCGAACACGTCCCTCCTTACCTTCACGCACTTAGCGCTGATTTCCATCATATGCTCAATCTGTCCAAAGACCCGGGTAGGCTCAGACACCTTGACTAGCTGATAAAACTGTGAACCATACCGCAACATGTCGCCTTCGCGAACAAACAAGTCCTGATCTTCGGTCAGACGCCTCTTGTGAAAGTGTACCGTCATTGTGGTGATCTTATCGATACCCAAGGCATCAGTATAAATAGTCTCCAACCCTTCCCATTCGACCAACGCCTTTACACGAACCGGTGGTAAATAGGTTTTGTCTATTGCCTCACCATACAGTGGGTGATAGTTGGTATGTTCAATGTCAAGGGGAAAGTATAAAACTTCCTGCCCAATGACCCTCTCAATAAGTTCATCATTAACCTGTTTGACCAGATCGCGCTCTTTCTGCCCGGTAAATAGTGGGCTTGGCGGTTGTTCTGGCTGCTTCCATTTATCTTTAGGATCCGACATAGCTTACTCCTAAAATACGAAGATCGACAATGGGATCTTCGCCTGAATCTTATTAACTTGATCCACCTTGTCGGCATCGCCTTCCATCAACTTGTTGTAAGTCAACTCATCGAGCAGTTCTTTGAGTTCTGTCCTCAGTGCTTCCTGTTCTTCCTTGCCTTGCGACAACAAAGCTTCGCCATTAAGCGTAACTGACTCTCCCGGGATAGGAATCTGAGCGAACTTGCTTCTTACTTGCCCCAGAGTCTCTTTGCAGAGCGCCAAGGCGAATCTGCGAATCCACTGCTTACCAATTGAGTTGATACTCTTGTAGGGTACGTTCTGAAACGGCACATTATTAAGGTTATTCACACCATCAATGCCAATATCGGCAGAGCCGCTAGTTTCCCATGGCTCGGTCGGGATGGTGAACTGGATCCAAAAGTATTTTGGGCTTGAACTGACTGGCTTCGGGAAAAGCCTAAGCTGATTGTTCTTGAGTTCAAATGAGTAGTGTGAGTTTCTGGTATAAATGGAGTCTTCAAATGCCATTGACTGCGCTTTGTTCTGCCATGCCGGAATAACCTCAAAAGTCGAGTCGTCTGAGTACTGTCCGTAGTTCGACAAGTTGCCGACCGTGTTCAAGCCACCGTAGTAGCCATAGAATCGCCACATTGCGTGCGGTGTTCTGTAAAAAACCTTTCTAACTGTCAGATGCTTCTGTCCGACCAAGCCGGCGAAGTTAACCGTGTTACCGGCAGCGTCCTCGCCTGAGTCTGAAGCATCCTGAATGATAGAATCTAAGTCATAATCTTGCTGATTCGTCACTGTCCTGAATGAGCAGGAATATTCGGTGGTGTTACCGCCTACGCCTGCATCGCCAGCCATACCTTCGGCAACGCGACGGGCATATGCGAACTCGAATCGAGGATACTTCATTGAAATGCCGCCGGCACCGCTCAGGCTGGAGGAAAGCTCTCCTGCTTTGAGTTCACCGTCGTGATCAAACGTCCCAGTCATAGAGCCAAGGTAGTCAGAAAGAGTATTCTTGGCTTGATGAGAATTAATAATGTATGAATATTCTAATACCGACTCTTCATACGCGGCATACACATTTCCCGTTGTCAATTCGATGTCTAATACATCACCACCTAACTTTTTGTAGACGTACGCAACCTGATCAGAGGCTCCGGACACAAAATCAGTGGAATCTGAATAGATGCCATATGGTAAAGCGGAAGTTACGTCACCGGTTGATCCTGTAGACGTTAATATTACTTTGCTTAAATTGCTTTTGGGTGTTAATTCTGGGTGGCTCATTCATTATATCCTCCGTAACGTAATTAGTTTCTCAAAAAGGAAAACCCCGCCCCATAAAGGGACGGGGAAAGATTTAAATCTTATTGTGGGTCTAGACTCCTATTAGGAAGTTGTAACAGATCCGTCAATCTGGGCATTTCCGAAGAAATACCAAGAAGTGCCGTCACTGTACAATTCAATCCACATGCCTTTCTTAGCAGTAGTTCCAATGATAACATTGGCAACTCCAGTGGCGCCAGAAGAGCCGGGAGCATCGTCGCCTGTGTCAACTTCAGACTCGCTGACGTTACCGAACATAATCGCCGAACCAGCAGCAATCGTAATTGCACCAGTAGGCGTGTCCTCGGTTACCATACAACGGTAGTGAAGTCCAGCAGCAACAGCAGGAAGTGTGAGCGAAAACGCTCCACTCGAAGACTCAAGGAAGACCAGTCTTCCTGACTCAAGCGGGTCGAGAGTTTTGTTTGATCCCACACTCAAAGTTGCACGTTGATACGACATTCCTTTGAGAAGCTTAACCTCGTCTACCTGAAAGTTCTTCAGGAGAGAGCGAAGTCTCGCGATGTTTTGTGAAAAAGCCATTCATTAATACCTCCATAGTTTAATTGAACAAAGTAACCCCATCACCCTTGCATGGCAAGCCACACATGAGCCGAAATAATTCGGATGAGGTCACAATTAAGTAGTTTCTCACATGCAAAAACCCCCATCTGATCAACAGATGGGGGCTTTATTACTTTGGAGGTTTAGTTAGCTCTAGGAGCTTGAACCTGACTCGCCGAGCAAGCCACGTACGACAACTAGACCGTACATATCAGGACGCACCATCTTCTTAGCGTAGCGTGTCATGACACCCTTGCGTGGCACGAAGTCCTCGACACCAAAGATGGTGGGAGTGACTTGCAGTGGCACATAAGGTGCGTACACATATCCGCTTTCGAGGAAGCTTCCGCCCTTGCGTCCAATCAGAACAAGATTCCGTGGGAAGTAAGGGTCAACAAAGACATCCCACTTCTTGGAAATACTTCCTGTTTGAACAGCACCGACAGTACCCTTGGAATCTTCCATGGATACCTTAGCACGGAATCCACTGGTGAACTCAAGGATGTTGGCAACTTCTGGTCCGCAGACGAGGAAGTTAGCACCACCACGCAGAGTCTTGCGATGGATCTGGGCTGATACGTCATTGATGGTTTCGATCAAAGTCTCGTACCATTCACTGACTGTGCCCGTGAAATCAGGAGCCTTCGTAGAGGCACCAATTTCCGCACCAGTAGTGCGGTTCACGAACAGACCGGGGGAGCGAGACCAGTAATAAGTACCGGCAGTTGCGCCCTTGATAAGATCTTCAACGATCTCACGGTCAATCTCTAGAGCAATCTGCTCAGAGAGGATGGAGGTAAGCTCGACCTCGGCATCCAGATTGTGATAGGCATTAAGATCCTGTCCCAATTCTGGAGTCCACTTAGCCTTAAGCTTCTTAGTCACAGCGGTGACACTGACGGAATCAACTTTGATGTCGATCTCGGCAATACCCTCGTTTGCTTCCAAGCCCCAATCATCAGTACCAACGACAGCGCCGAGAGCCTGATTAGATCCTGCAGCAGCAGTACCAGTGAAGTCATCCACCAAGGGGTGAATAATCGTGGTAGCTGCGTCACCGGCTCCAGCAGCAACAAGGCTACTGAATGAACCTGTGGCAGTCACTACGACTTCCAGAATAGATCCGGATGCCTTGGTGAGACGACGTACCGGAGTTGAACCAGAAGGATCCGTTCTAGAGGCTCCATCTGCTCCGAGCTTGACGTTGAGAGCAACAGGGTTTTGGTTACTACCATCTAGACCCATCACCTGACGCTGAGCATCGGTAAGGGTGATGTGCATAACCTGCGCATATGAGCCTGATGAAATATCAGGATCGAAACGAAGGTACTTATCAGTGCCAGCAGAATTGCCGACAATGAACACTCCTTCGCCGGAGTCCGCGACTGCCGTATAAGCAATCGTGAGAGAGCCGGTCGGAGAAGAGGAACCGTTGTTTAGGGCGTAGAAAGATTTCTCGCCGTGACGTGTAGTACCGTCATCATCGATGGAAACACCACCGGTGATTTGCTGACCTACAACATTGCCACCGTAAAGTGACTCGTCTGCGGCAGCGTTAAGCTTGGCAGATGTGTGTTGAAAGTCAAGGAAGAAAATGAGCCCACTTGGGAGACTCATTGGCTGAACTGACACTAGGTCGTTCGCGATGAGGGAACCGAATACACGACGGACGATGGGGAATGCAACAGCGGCAAATCCTTCAACGTCACCACCAGCCATGGTGGATGCCTCACGAAGTAGCTCCTTAGCTTGGTTCTCAAGCAGTCGAGCCATGGTGTCACGCTTCCGACTGTTCTCAAGACCTTCTAAGAGACCTGTGCGCTCCCACTTATCCATAAGTGCGGCGCCTTCCTTCGACACATCGCGAGTAACGATACCTTCAGTCAATTTGTTAATAATAGACATTGTATATAATACTCCTTGTTTTTGTCTTAGTTAATACCAGCTAGCTTCTTCATGCGATTTACTGCATGTTCGGAGCCAACTGTTCTTTTGTTTTTGCGTCTTGGTAAAGTGGTAGACTTTCTATTAATAGCTTCGCTCAGTGATTCTGGACCACGCTTGCTTGAAGCGGTTCCCACTGTGCTCTGAAGGGTTTCATAAATAACCTTCACTTCCTCGACAGTTCGTGACTTAGACAGTGCTTCGACAATTTTACTTTTTTGTCGCTCATTCAAGGAGACACTATTCAACACACGATTAGTATAAACGAGTCTTGCATTTGAGAGATTGACTTCCTGTAGGTTGTCTTTCATCTTCAAGGCAATACTCCTTAATTGTTCATAATCCTCAGCAAGCTTCTTCTTCTCATTGGAGATAGCAGTAACTTGCTCTTCTAAATCTTTCGCAGCCTTACGCAGTTCTTTGTTTTCCTCAGCAACCTCGGAGTCTTGCTCCCGTGCGAGTGCCTGCAGTTCGGCTTCCTCAATCTCTGTACTAGTGGCATCGCCCGGGTGACCTGTGGGCACGGGCTTGACATCAACATTAACCTCTTCGGAGAGTTCCTGAAGGATTGCTGCCAATTGCTCTTCTGTTAAATCAATTTCGTCTTCTTCCTCGGATTCTTCAAGAGCCATCATCGCGTCTTCGCGGGGCTCAGCAGCGCCTCCACCAAGTCCGCCCATTTCTTCTTCGGCGGCAACCTGTGCGGCTAGCTGGTCTAGATCAAGTTCAATCTTCTCTTCCTCGTCTGGGCATGGACAAAGGTTTTCGCCCTCTGCATATGCGGGGGTAGCGCCCAAATCATCCATGGGGGCTTCTTCTTCGGGGCTTTCAACTCCCGGCTCTTCAGGGAATAGACCCAACTCTTCATCTTCAGGTGCTTCGTTCAAAAGAGCGTCAACAGCGCCTTTGATTTCCGGAGCGTATTTCTCAAGAATTTGAGTTTCGGCGTTCTTAAGCGCAGCCTCTTTTAAAGCTGCTGCATCGACAATCGCCTGTTCAAGCATGTTAGACATTAATGATCCTCTGTTTTGGAATAGGAAATATAATACGGTTTTCCAATAATAAGTAGTTCGTTCATTAGCAAAGTGCCAATTTTATGTAGCCACGTCAAGGGCTAACCACAGTTGTAAGTGCATGCCGTCAAGTACTTCTTGTAAGTGACGCCACCATGCTCAATCGTATCCGTTACTGAATCCCAATCAATCGCTTCGACACACTTTGCAACGGTATAGTTGTGAAGCAAGTCATCTGCCTGCTTTCCACCGTGACCCGGCACAACAGTCGAGCAGATATAATCGCCTTGTTCAACCTCTCCGTTCTTGTTGGTTACCCATACAAGACCTTCGCCCATCGAGTTAACAACAAGTGCTGACTCATCTTCGCCGACGCTATTAAACTTAAAGTACCCATCATAAATCGACCATTCGCCATCCAAGCCGCCTTCAGTAACGTCTGGATCAAAAGTTGGTGTATCAGAAATGATTCCAAAGACGCCCTTATCGTTATCTGTGTTAGCCATTGTAACTTTCGGCAGTCCAGTTGAAACAGTTTGGGTATTCTTAACCCAAATCTCTCCAGTAGAAGACATAATCAACCCCACAAGAAGACTGTTTGAAGAGTCTGCCGTAACTGTCGGGTGCTTTCCAGTGAAGGGCTCTGTGTATGACACACCGCCGGAACCATCGCCAACGATGTAGCCAACAGTTGTGGCGCCACCAAGCATTTTAAGGAAGGAGTTACCACCTTCGGGTGTGGTGTCGCCAGCAATCTTGATTGCCAGACCATCCGCTGCATTGTCGTTTGTGGTGTTCTCAATGAGTGCGACATAGCCCGATGAATAACCAGCGGCAACGTGGAGTATCTTTTCGGGAGATAAGGTTCCAATACCGACCCGAGCCTGAACCCCATTGCCACCGTCGAGGAACAAGACCTCATCTACCGATGTCGAGCCATCGACACCGACACCAAACTTCATCATCCCGCCTGCTGAAGAAGCGTATTGGAAGGAAGAGTCTGCAACTTCCATAAGCATGTACCCTACTTGAGCAGAGTTAGTACCGTCGTTTTCTGTACCATAGAAGCGAACTGATCCAATGTTATCGCCATCAGCCATGCCCCCGCCGTCGCCGTAGATCCTTAAGGATGATTCACCCTCGGTGCTCAGCAAATCTATGTTAGCTGAAACAGCCTTAACCTTTATGTCATTATCAATATTGCCGGCGCCGTCGAAGGAAAGGACCATGTTGCCGCCACTATCTTTGATGTCGTTGCCATTGATTTGCAAATCGCCGGCGATGCCGTTGGTGATCTCTAGAGTGTTCGCGATATGGCAAGTGCCGTCGCTGTCGATACGAAAACGCTCAGTGCCGCCAGTAGCGCCATCTGCTGTCGTGTAGAATAATAACCTTCCTGCGCAGCTAGAGTTGTCTATCCATGACGCCTCATCGACCTCAGCAACAATAGAAGCTGCTGTGTAGTATGTGCCGTCTTCGGTTTCAGCGCCCTTGAACTGAATGATTCCCAAGTTGTCGCCCGTTGTAAGCGAACCGTCTGTGTAACGCATGAACTGAAGCTGTGCTTCATCAGCGGAAGTTGCGTCACGGCTATGAAGCCTGATCGTTCCCTGCTTCGTGGTCCCGGGTCGGATGCGCAAGACGCCTTCATCGTGATCGAATGTAAATGTGTCTCCGCAAAGATGGACATCGCCGGTGCCGCCGTCAACCTTGAGTGAACCAGAAGAAATTGATGTGCTGACTTGGAAATCGATGTCTGCATTAGCAGGATTGAACCTTGCGACATCTTGAGTGGTTTCATCAAGTCTTAGGAAGTTTACGTTTCCAGCGGTGAAATCCATCTGGTCTGTTGTAAAATCTATCTTCGTATCTGTGTCGCCAACGTGGATTAGTCCGGCACCTATATAGACATCTCTGGCAAAAGTAGCGGAGCCTGAAATGTTAATATCATTGGCTGTTACGCCGGCAACATGTACTTCGCCCGAACCAGTCATTGGTCCGAGAGTACCAGAAATATGTACAGTACCATCATTCCCTTGCATGAAGATGGAGCCGTTGGCGCCAGTGCCGCCGCCAGCCATTAGCTTAAAGTCTATATCTTCGCCTTCGGGATTGATTGTCAGAATGTCTTGAGTAGTTTCAGTACACTGGATGAATTCCTGTGCGCCAGCAGAAAGAGTAAGCTTGTCGGCTTCAAATCGGATGTTCGTGTCAGGATCGCCGCTATGCTTGAGATATTCTCCAATAAGCACATCGCCTACAAGTGTAGAAGAACCTGAAACCTTGAGGTCGCCAGATGTTCTGAACTCCGTAGATGTATAATGATTGTCGGAACCGGACATGTCTGGTGTAGTACCATCAGACCATGCAACCTTCCCGCCGAGAGCATCCCATGAAAGGACTTGTCCATCGGTCGGAGTGTCGTCACCAATCTTAGTAACCTTTCCGTTCTTTCCTAGTGTAATCGCGGTGTCTGCGCCACCACCGTCCTGAACCTGTAGATTCACGGTGCCGGCTGAGTTTGCGACATTGAACACAATCCCAGCACCATCCATTGTTAGTGTGCCGCCAATGTGTGCAGTACCGTGACAACTCAAATTGTCCGAGCCTGAAATAGTGGTGCTTATGAGCCCCGCCTCATGGGTAGTAGCGCTAGTAAAGTTTGCGGGACCGCTGACTTCAAATGAGCCTGTTACCTGATGTGTTGTGTTGGCGTTGACACCAATGATGCTTGACCCGGACAGCCATAGATCATTAATAATAACCTTGTCACAATGCACGTCAGCGCCGCCGCCCCCATTTTCGGAGCCGGAAATAGTGTGGAAGAACGTTATGGAATCGCCAAAATCGGACTTTCCTTGAATTGATAGAGTGCTTGAGGCTGAAAGCGTGGTGCCTATGAGCCCTGCTTCGTGGGCAGTAACACTGGTAAAGTTTGCAGGACCGCTGACTTCAAGAGAGCCTGTGATTTCCACGGCGCCATCGCTACCGATCTCGACGCGCTTGGAGAGGGTCGTGCTTCCGTCTGGAGTTGTGTAGAAGCGGAGGCTTCCTGCTGTGCTGGAGCCGTCAGTCCAAGCACCTTCGTCAACGAGACCGGCGATAGCTGAACCAGCATAATATGTTCCGGTTTCGGTCTCGGCGCCTCTGAAGTAGATTTCTCCTAAGAAGTCACCTTCAGCAAGCGTGCCATCGGTGTAGTGTTGGAAATCCATCTGCGGGGCATCGGCTGCAGTGGTGTCGCGACTTTGGAGAATAAGACGACCTTTCTTAGATGTGGAATTCGGACGGATACGAAGCGTTCCGTCGCTGTCGAAGCTGAAAGCATCTCCTTGGATATGCACCATGTCGGAGGCGGCATCAACAAAAATTGAGCCCGTCACATTGTCGCTCTCTACTCGGAAGTCTACGTCTGCTCCAGCTTCATTGAACACTACTGAGTCTGTGCCACCCTCAGTGAAGTCCAGCATATTGACGCCACCGACTGTAACATTTATGTCGTCGGCTGAGAACTGAATGTATGTGTTGGCATCACCTTGGTGGTAAATGTATTCTGAAACCTGTACATCTGATGAGAACACGGCAGTGTTGCTTACTTCAAGTGAGCCTGTTACTTGATGCGTATCTGCAGCGGCTGAACCGAGCACGCTTGAGCCAGAAGTGTTGAGCGCCCATGCATATATATGAGAAGCAAAGATGCTGCTCTGAAGATTGCTGTCATTGTCTCCTGAACCGGTAATCGTATTATAGAATGTAACAACGTCTGTTGGTCCATTACCTAATCTTGCGTGACTATCTACGCTGAGGATACTTTCTGCGTGAACTTCGTCAGTAAAGTGTGCTGGTCCGCTGACTTCAAATGAGCCTGTTATCTGATGGCTAGTAGCACCAACATCGCCCAAGATGGTTGAACCTGAAACGTGTAAATAGCCGGAAGTATCAAATCCTGTTGGCGAGTATGTTCTTGGCGTAGCGCCATCGCTGGAAGAAGCGTAGTTTGATCTGTCAACTGTGACACCAACACATGTACCAGAGACATAAAGATCATTTGTATAAAGATGCTCGACCTTCACATCATGGGAAGCAGTCATGCCGCCAGTGAGTGTGATTGCCGGTGTTGAGCCAGAGTTAGATATAGATAACGTAGTAAGACCGGGACGTGCTCCGTCACCGATGTTGTGGATGGAAAGGGAACCAGAGAATTCAGCATTGTTGCCTACAAACTTGGCTGCATGAATCTCGCCTGAACCAGATACTGGTCCCAGTGTTCCTGAAATGTGTACCATCTCTGCGGGACCGCTAGCTTCTGCTGCAGCCTGAATGTGAAAGATTGAAACGTTTGTATCTCCGTGAACGTGGAAATCAACATCGGCTCTGCCTTCGTTAATAATAACCTTATCTTGGCTGTCATCTTCAGTCGCGGTGATCATGGTGACCCCGCCGGGTTGGATGGTAATCTCATCAGTGGTGAGAATGACTCTAGTATCGGGATCACCTAGGTGCCTGATGCCGTAGTTTGTATGCAGTTCGTTTGAGACAATGACATTGGTGCTTACTTCAAGAGCGCCTGTGACACTAGTGGTGCCGTCAGCGCCGATGCGCATGCGCTCGGAGAGACTAGCAGCGCCATCCGAAGTTGTAAAGAAGCGGAGCTTGCCTGCCGTGCTGCTGCCGTCAGTCCAAGCAGCTTCATCAACTTGAGCAGAAATAGCTGCACCAGCATAATATGTTCCGGTTTCAGTCTCCGCACCTCTGAAATAGATTTCGCCCAAATAGTCATCTTGAGCAAGCGTGCCATCGGTGTAGTGTTGGAAATCCATCTGCGGCGCGTCAGCCGCAGTAGTGTCGCGACTTTGAAGAATAAGGCGACCTTTCTTAGATGTGCCGGGACGGAGGAGAAGCGTGCCCTCGCTGTAATCGAAGACCATCCTCTCTCCACCAAAGTGAATATCGCCAGTGCCGCCGTCAATCTTGAGTGAACCAGAGGACTGCGATGTGCTTACGATGAAGTCAACGTCTGCGTTGGCAGGATTGATCCTTACCAGATCTTGACTGTCATCTTCTGTAATCTTAATAAAGTCAACGCCGCCGGCTTGAATATCAATATCATCAGCTTGGAACCGAATGAATGTATTGAGATCGCCTTGGTGGTAAATGTATTCTGAAGCCTGTACAGTCGAGGAGAACACAGCAGTGTTGCTGACTTCAAAGGAGCCTGTAATCTGGTGGGTCGTATTGGCGTTGGCACCTTTGATGCTTGAACCGGACACACGCAAGTCATTGAGAATGGCTTTATTAACGTGGACATCGCCATCGCCACCAGCAGCGGAAGCCGCGACCGCACCAGTTATCGTGTGGTGGAATGTCATGTAGTCGCCAAAGCTGGATGAGCTTTGAACGTGCAGCGCCTCAGATCCTGACATCTCGCGGGAGACCCAGAGACTACCAGTTATCATATGGTTGTCGTCGCTTGTGTTACCAAAAGTCGTCGAGCCGGAATGGGCAATCTGCGTGGAGGTGATCTCTCGAATCGTATAGTTGTCCGCGTAGATCGTACCGGACACGTACAAGGCACCGGTAACAGTGAGAACACTGCCGGAACCGGGACCACCTTGGTTTGTTAAATCGTTTGCTTGAAAAGTAAAGTCGTTAGAGCCGGAGAACTTGCCCGGGATAAGACTGTCAGCACCGTAGCGGAACTGAACTGAAGTTTCGGGACCATCGGCAGATGCGGATGCTCGCTGTGGGTCGATATACGCCCATCCATAATCATCGGGTGGAGCCACTAGTGTTTCCTCCCTTCGCTCTCTGTCGGCGTAACTTGCTTTGGCGCTTGAGGCGAGCTTCTTTCTTACGCTCTGCCTTCTTCCTTAGCCTTTCAGCCTCGCGGATAGAGGCGGCACGTTTAATTCTTTTCGCTTCGGAGGGTTTCGTATAGTATCGTCTCTCACGGATCTCTTCGACGATGCGCTCTTTCTTGCACTTGCGTATGAACCTCTTGATTGCTTTTTCGATTGGTTCATTTTTTCGAGGCACAACAGTGACATTCGCCTGCACAGGCGGACCCGGGACATACGTTCGCTCTCGTTGGCGATTGTTATTACGTCTCCGATTATTGTTTCTGTTGTAATTGTTGTTTCTACGAAACGCCATCTGTGTACCTACTATCCGTCGCTGCCGGCAGGTGCCTCAGTCAAACCGGAGCCGGTTAGTTCGTACATTCTGCCAACTGGAATTCCGGTGAGTTCGGCAAACACTCTATAGTGTGCTGTACTGCTGCCGGGGTTAGAAACATAAATCTCTTTGCACTTGCACTCCAATTCCAAAACTGCTTGCGAGCCTGACACTGGATGAACTTCCAGCATGTGCTGTCCGCCGTAGCCGCTACCCAAGCCGCCGGCAACATCGCCAGCAGATGAAGTAGAATTGAAATGTACGTTCAACGTTTGAGTCGAATAGTTGTAAATCGTTACCTTCTTCGCCACCCACGGAAACTGATAGCAAACCTCATTGTCTGCCGGGTGTGAGTCTGAGCCTGAAACCCATGGATCTCCTGCGACTCTGTACGAGCCAACGTTGTGAAGCCCTACGCTATAATTGTGTGAACTGTTGTCTGCCATTTTTTATATTCCTTTCCTTCGATAAATAGTATTGACTAAATGAATTTGCCCCAAGCGTCACCAGCAATGTTCAAGATTCCATCGATGTTAACACCCGGGTCATTTGGAGCCACATCACCAAGAGGACTCCCGGGCTGGGGTTGACCTGCCGAAGCGCCCCCTCTGGTCATAGGCTGTGTGCCTTCAAAAATATTGACACCACCGTAGGCATCCTTATTGATTGATTCAATAAGTTCCTGTCGCGCCCGATCCCGTTGAGGGTTTGGAGCGGGTGCTTTCTTTTGTGGTGGTTTCGTGGCGGAAACAGATTTCTGCTCCACCAAAGGAGAAGCGCCAGCAAGCCCCTGAGCAACCTCAGAGATAATACCAGACAAAACCCCGTCTTCAAACATGACTTCTTTAATGCATTCTTTGATCAGGGGTTTGAGCACAGCCTTTAGTTCGGCTTTGTTCATATTACTCCCCTTCAGGTACTGGAAGCGGAGCTTCCTCACCACCAGATAGTTTGACGCCCATTTCCTGAGCCAATGCTAGCATCATTTCAGAAGCCGACATACCGAGTGCCTCGGACGCTGCGTCCAAAACAGGTGTCTCTCTTGCAGCGACCCTGCCGCCAACGGTAGCACGTTTGTAGCCGGGACGATCTCTGTGAGATCCGTGCCTGCCACCGGGCATTCCCATTCCGCCAAGACCAATCTCTTCGATCTTCTCGTCGTCATCGGTACCCTCAGTGGTGACCTCTTCATCTTCCTCTTCGCTCATAACTGACTCTAGTTCCTCAAGGATAATAGCCTTGAGCCTTGCCTTAGTGATTTTCATTTTCGTTTACTCCTCAACGATTTCATTTAATAAGCGGTTAATCTTGTCCGCTTTAGTAAGAATGTTTGGCTCTTCATAGCTTTTGCCTTCATTTAATCCCATGAAAGCATCGGGAGTTGATGGCTCTGACACAAAGTCGAAACAGATTAACTGAAAGTCATCCTCGACGATTGTGCGACCCTGCGCCTCACTGACCGAACCCAGTCCGCGAGACGAAATCCCTAACTTAACACCATCGTTTACAAGCTCTCGCAGGATCTTGCCCGATGGCGTACCTAAAATTTTGACCTTTCCCATAACCGAAGGACCATCCCACCATACGTCAGTGACCATGTGCGAGGCGTTCTTAAGGTTAATAACAGAATCCTCAGGGTGGTCTAGTTCCCCAAGGGCTCTTTTCTCTTTTACCAGTTTCTGATAATTCTTCATCTCTCTTTCTAGGATTCTCCTAGGATAGACACGACCATTACCATTCTGGACATCTGCTTCTTGCAGCTTGCCGGAGAGCATCATACCGCCATTTCCGATATAGATCTTCTCCTCTTCCGTCAGGAGATCCTGACAGACGCCGCCTTCGCATAGTTCATAATATTCTCGTAAAAGTACTTTTTTCATAACGTTTCTCTAATAATAAATGACGGGCGCTACCCGCCCGAGTCAACAGCCTTTCTTGCAGTTACGCACCGGCTGAAGCATCCACTTCGCTGTCCAGATATCTGTATCCATTATTGCTCCCTTCCTATTTGTATGCCATTATCGCCAAACATCATACTTAGGATGTATGACGCGGCAGATGAGACACAACCACAAATAAGTAAATTAGCAGCCGTATACTCAAACGTAAATAGTTCTGTATTATAGTTAACGCCATACAAAAATACACCAACCCAGAAGCCGACACACATGGGACAGTGAAACAAATCACCCCAAAATCCGACTAAAGGTCGTACTCGATCAAAAATCTTGCCATAAACAATAATCTGGGTCAGCCCATATGCCGCTAGGCAAAACCAAAGTAACTGATACATTTACACCTCTATGCTCTGTAAAATCTATTATGCATGTATGCGTTGCGATAGATGCCCGGGCGGATTGAGCCCTTCTCTCGCTTGTGTGGAACTTCGCCAAGTTCTGTAGAGTCTTCGCCGTCAGGGTCTGTCAATGCCTCTTCTTCTTGTTCATCAAACATGCGCTGATACATGAAGCGGGGAGCCTCTTCTTCCATAAACTTTGTAATATTCAAGACTGCAACCTGTACGGCGTCAACGCCTTCTTCGGCTGCTTCTTCTAACGTGCCCTGCATGGCGCCGTATACATTTCCGCCCTGAACAGAGGCTCTGTCTACGACACCCTTCTTTACCAGATAATCGAACAGCCGGCTTTGTGCATCGTAAACCATGTCGTTGACCTCATCTTTCGCAAAAGCGATTACAGACTTGCTCTTGCCAGAAATAATAATATCGATATCTTCGTGATCGTAAACAACTAAATCACCGCCCAGCGTCTTACGAACGTCTAGTGTGACTTGTGCTTGTGTTGCCTTCTTGGTGTCAACGCGGTTTTCCTCGTCGAAATCGTCACCTTGCCCAACCTTGATTACGATCTCTGCCATCAGTTATTAATCTCCGCTGCTAGCTCTTGAATCTTCATAATCTGCATAAGCATCTCGCGGTCGATTTGACGCTGGGAGAAACCATCTAACGTTTCCATTACCTTGTTTGTCTTGGTGAGCATGTTATCGTCGTTGGCAATCTCATTAAGATTGCGAGCCGTGCCCACGACGTTTTTGAGACGAGCCAATTCTTCATTCAAGAACATCTTGAGAGCCACACCATTGTCAGAGAATGAAACGATATATGCGCTCAATAGATTGTTCTGTTCTTCACGCAATGTTTGTGAATACTGATCATTAAACTTTTTAACGAATGTCTTATAAACAACATTATCAATTGGCTTTGCGCTCTCGGTCAATGGCTCGGGTGCAGTGTGCATCTTGCGCAAGACCTTGTTCTCCAAAAGGGTGCGCCTCTTAATAGTGGTTCTAGAATCAAAAATCTGTGCAATAGTGGCAAGGTCTTTGTAGTTGGGTACAAAAGTGTTGAATGTGCTCTTGCCCAGTTCCCTATTGATGGTGCCAATAAGCTGCGACTGTTGAGCAAACACCTCTTCTTGGTTCAGAGCCATGTAGACCCGCTTAACTTCCAGAAGAAGCTTCTCGGCGGTCATCTCGTTGACATCCGTGGTCTCATACAGGGTTCTGTAGAGTTCAAGTTCAAGCCCCAGAGTCGTATCGCGACTGAAAAACTCTTTCATGATAGAGACTATCTTTCGTTTGCGGGGAATATCTTTATTCACTACGGTGATGGTTAATTCCCTCACCAATGTTTCGTACAAAAACGCTGTATTTCTTTTTTTATTATGCTTCATTCTTATTTGACTCCAATCTCTGCAAGCTCTCAATCAAATGTTGAGTTTCGGAATGGCTAGCTTGAACTTTTAACTCTTCGGTGTAATTAGGTTCGACATTCTCCGGAAGCCCATTTCCGAGTCGATTCAAGTCACTCATTCCTTTAAAAATGTTTCGTGTTGAGTTGCTGGCAATCGAAAGCCCCGAATCTGCGTGCATGCTGCGCTTCCTTGCGCCGGCTCCACGGGAATCCGAAGCAACAGGGTAGTAAACCTTCCCCTTTGAGCCGGGAGTCACGTAGCCACCGTCTTCTCGGTGCCCCGGGGATGCCAATAGTGCGGTTTCTTCTTCTTCGGCGGGTTCCTCGCCACCTTCTTCGCCACCTAGGTCCATTTCTTCGCCGCCTTCTTCGCCGCCAAGGTCGCCGCCAAGATCTCCTAAGTCGCCGCCCTCTTCTCCACCTAGATCACCACCAAGGTCACCACCTAAGCCGCCGCCAGCGTCACCTTCTTCTGGAGGCTCGGCTGCAGCTTCAAGCATCGCCTGAATCTTCTTATCGTAGAACATTTCGCGCTGATTACGCAGGAATTCTTCGTCAGACATGCCGAGTAGGTTCTCAGAAACCCAACGACGACTAAAGAAGCCTTCGGTTGCCGCTGATGCCACATCAAACTTGGTTCTCCAGTGCTCAAGTTCTTGCAATTCTGCAATCTTGGACGGATTATTAAGCTGAAGCTTGAAAGCGATAAGATCATCGCCCCTGAAGCCTAAAGTAAACAGGTGGATGATGCCGATCTTCTCCAACTCGGAGATAACAGAGCGCTGGAGGCGCTGAATCGTCCTTGCGAAGCGTACATCCTTCTGTGCCAGTGTGGTTTTGTCCTCTTCTCCGCCGTCGCCGCGTGACAGATAGGACATTGGAATCTTCAAAGCAGAAAATAGCTTGTCGCGAAGATATTTAACGTCATCGATGTCTCCAGTGTACGTTCCACCGGGTAAAGACTCGACGCGGCTGCTCTCACCACCGCGAACAGGGATGAAATAGTCTTCATCAATGCTCATCGGGTTGTATCGGAGGTCAACGCGACCAGTTGTGGGGTCCACAACCTGATTTCTCTTCATCTGAGTCGTGACTTTCTGCATAAACTGCTCAACATCGTGCGGAGGGATGTTACCAACGTCAATATAGAACACTCGCCGCTCTGGTGAGCGCACAATTCGGTATGCCATCATAGCATCTTCAAGCAAAGTAAGCTGACGCCAGATTCGGCGGGCACCTTCAAGCACCGAAGTGCCGTATGGGGCAAATTTATCATTACCTAGGATGCGGAAGTGTGCAACCTGCCAGTTCTCAAAGGTTAATCCGCCTGAGTTCCACTGGTATTGCACATAGTTGGGGTTAGTCTTGTCCTCACCTTCCAGTCTTTCAAGCTCTTCCAGCGGAATACCTACAGCATTCTTTACTCCATGCTGCTCATCGATGTCCAAGTACAAAAAGTAGTCGCCAAACTTACACATTGTACGACACCAGCCGAAAAGGTTAGAGTCTAGGTTCAGAATCTTGTGATACAAGTTGTCCAATACGATTTTAATCTCATCATTGGAGCAATCGATCTTCAGCAACGGACTGAGAATCGTAGATGTTGTCATCTCGTCAGCATAAATGTCTAGCGCAGAAGCAATCTCTGGCATATACTCCATCTGGTCGAAGTCAAGGTAGCGCTCCTGACGGTTCTGGTTCGCCATCACCTGTGCGCTAAGGTTATCGTATGGGTTATACGATGTTCTCTTGAAGTTTAGACCTCCAGCAGACGTAAAGTTAAACTTGTCTAGCTGTGCGCGACGATAACGACGCTGCATTTGAACGCGGCGATTAACAATCGGACCAGAGAGCAATCGAGTCAGGCGCTTGAACAGCGGTGACTGTGGATTGCGTGGATTTTTTAAATTCGGATTTGATTTTTTGGAGTTTTGTTGAGCCATTTATTATCCCTTATAAAGCCATTTGTATTCTTCGTATTGTTTTCTGGCGGCGTCTGTGTGACTTTCCTTCATTGTATCAAAGGTTCCGCCTTTTTTATAACCTATTTGACCTTGCATCTTAGTTTCTAACCTTGAGCCTGTCTTAATCATGGAGCCCAAACATGCCTTCTTGTATTCAATATTGCGTGCATTGGCTATAAACGCAGTGTCTCGGACCCAACACGCGATTGCCAACGACATAACAAGGTCATCATTGTAGCCCCTCATAGCCTGAGGCTTCCCATTGTTCCAAATGAAAGTCTCAATCTCGCGCAAAGTCCTGCTCGAATATATTGTAATTAGTTTATTTCTTATAAACTCTTCTAATTTTGCGACGATCAGTGGTCTTGTTTTCATGGAAGTTGTGAAGCCCGGTACAGAATTGGACATCCCTTCCGCGATGTGTTGCTCCACATAGTCATGTGTGGACTTCACTGAGTGATAAACATTTGGATAAGATTTGTCGATTAACTTCTCCAAAACGGAGAAACCAACGTTATTGTTCTCGACGACAATCATGCAATTGCCATACTCTCTGCCGGCAGAATCCAATATTGTTGCGAACATATCGAGGCTGGGCTTTCCCTGATACTCGGCGATGACTTCTAACGTTTCGAGCTTAACTATGTGAAATACAGAATAGTCTGCACCGTCGCCGCGTGCAACATCAGCAACCAGAACATACGAAGCGCCCGACTGGTGCTCTTCCCAAATCCAATAGTTTCTATCAAACCCTGTTCTGTGTTTTGGCTCAACCACAGTGGCGCGGATGCGGGCAATATCCTCCGGATGGATTACTGTATCACCAGAAGTATTAAAGTTGCACTCGAACTCTTGAGCGATTTCCCGGCGGGACATGTTTCTTGTTTCTTTGTCAAACCATTCTTGATCACGATCCGGATGCAGATCCCACAAAAGCTTAATGGGGTTGAAGTCGTTATCTCCCGCTTCCGCGTTTACATACTTTGTATGGAACCAGTTACCAACACCATTAGGGGTAGACAGCGCGATGCAGCGACCACCGGTAGAAATCGTAGGATACAATCCCATCCACAGGTCGTCCAAGCCCTCAACGTGAGCAGCCTCATCCAGCACCAAAAGAGACAGCGCCTCAGAACGACCGGCATCGCCAGAGGTTGAAGACGCTTTAATCTGTGAGCCATTGGTTAGCTCAAATGACGTGCGGTTGTCTACTTCGATAGAGGAGATCTGAATAAAGTCCGGCAGTCCTCTCATCATCGCTTTCACTTTCTTGACCAAGTTTGCAGCAGTACCGAACTTGGTAGCCATAACTAGGACGTTCTTATCACGGTGGAATAGCATCATCCAAACGATGTAAGCCGCTACGATGGTAGAGATCCCCATCTGGCGGGCTTTAAGAATCACATTAAATCTGTGATCGTTGAAAGCTACCAGCAAGTCTTGCTGGAAGTCGTATGTAGCGAACGGAATAAGACCGTGAATAGGGTGAGAGATTCTGCAGTAATTGTCAATAAAATAAACTGGGTCTTTACCGCTTTTTAAAATCTCTTTTACGCTTTCCTCTTTCGATAGTTTAAAAGCCATGCCATCTTAGTCGTTCTTTCTTGTCACGTTGGAAGGCTTTTTGGCTCCGGAGAACTTATCCTTGCCCATGCCAAGCCAACTCTTGATTGCCGAGTCCACGTCGCGGTCGCCCGGGTGGGGGTCCGCTACATCGCCCAAGCCTCCAATCTTGTAGACCTGACACGCTTTGACAGATGATCTGATTCTGGAAATGTATTCTACCATAATGTCGCAGTCGCCTTCTTTGCTCAGGGTTAGTCCGTCGCCGGTCACCTTCTTATATTCACTGCGAAGATACTTTGCAACATTGCCAACCTTCTCATTGATGATGTCCTCAAAGCCAGATTCGTGTACATGCTTGAGCATGCAGTCGTATTGATAGCTGATGATTAGACGGTTGCCGTTAAAGCGTACTCCGAATCCATCCATTGCTCCGCCTCGGGAATCCGTAATGAGATCTCCCTCCTCGCGGAAAAGACCGATCTTGCGGGCTGTGCCGTCATATGAGTACTTCTCGTCATGACCGCCATCATAAGCGTTCGCGACTGCTTGTGAGATTCCTCTGATTACTTCAAGTGTTGTTGCCATTTGTTTTATTATCTCCTAGTTGTGGACGCCAGCCTGTTTTCCATCGTTCTTCGCGATCTTCAACATAATAAATGTAGCAGTTGAAGCAACACTGAAACTTGTTCATATATACATCGTCTTTTTTATCAAACGAGTATATCTCACAAACCGGACAAGTCCTATTGGTTTCTCTACTAAGTAGTTTTTGAGAAACTAAAATGCCATTAACTTCAACCTTCTCCACTTTCTGTGCGAGTTCGTTCATTCGCCGATTGCGGGTCTTAAGTTGTTCGACGAAATCATGTTCCTTTTCCTCAGTCCAGTTTCGACGTGGATTTTGAACAGTTTCTTTACCGTATTTATCGGCAATGGCTTTCTCAACCTTAATAACATAGTTGGGGTCTTTCTTGCCCATTTTACTTTCCCGACGCAGAAAGTACCGCGTATACAATGCCCAACGTGATTGCAGCGCCACCGGTTGCACCGCCGGCAATCCACCAAGCTCTGTTAGATGGGGAACTGGAGTTGATGACTCGCTGCAATTCAGCGATCTCCATATCCTTTTGTGTTACTGTAAGCTTATATTCTTCGCTCAGCGCAGCATAATTTGAGGATGCCACATCCATGTTCAGTTTGAACTCTGTAGCTTGCACATCAAGATGGTATTCTAATTCTAAATCAAATTCAAGCCGGAGTGATTCCGGCATCGCCAACAACTCTGCTGTTGCCCTAGGGTTGAACAAAGTCCCACGAAATGGGGCGGGCTGTTGGTAATCCAAAAAAGTGAATTGTGGCGTCGAATTATCTTCGGGGGCGTCAGCAAAAGCCGGGGGACCAAACACTAGGCAAAAGGTTAATAATATCTTACTCCACATACTCAAATCCAAACTCCTGTTCGATCTGTCCCGCTACGCCCGCAGGATGCTCAGACCACTCTCGCTCGATTTTATCAATCTTGCGGTCCCTCTCTTTCTCTAATTCTTCTCTGGTACGTTCGTACTCTTCTTCAATCGCTGCAATCGACTCCATGTAGCTTTCCATAAGCACTCGCATCTCTTGCATCTGCACCTTATGGATTTCCTTCAAACCCTCTAGTTGGGCTTCGGAAGACTCGATTCGGGTCTGGTACGCACTCTCCATTGCTCTATAATCACTACGCATCTTAAGAAAGAGGGCGAGCGACAATGCCAGAATAAGCAATATCTTCCAGTTTTTAATGACAAAGGGCAGCACCTTCTCCCATGTTGAAGAAAGCACTGCCCATAAAGCTTGCAACTTAATCATTCTAATCCCTTAAGCTTTGCAATGCCATCGATGACGGTTTGCCCACCAATGTAAATACCAGATATAATAACCCAATCCGACGATTCAAGACCTGCATAGATCATCAGCGCTGTGGCTGTGAGCCATACCATGAACTTGCGAGATATCATCTTCTCGATCAGTCTATCCAATTTTCCTTTTGCTGTTGCCATCATAATGTTCTCCTATCAAGCACAAAGCCAGCCGAGCACTGCTGGCCAAGCCAGCCCAGCGCATACTGCGCCTCCAAGCAGAAGCCACCAGCTAAGGCGATGGTGTCCATCGCGCACTTCAGCCCAGACACCGCCGAGCACATCTCTAACGAGGTTAAGAGCACCGGGAACCAAGCCCCAAACTCTACCTGCCATATTCTTCATCCAATCCATTCTGAAAATCCTCCTATTGGTTTACAAATGCATAGCCATCGTTCTTATCGATAGTGATTTGTGTATCCACACAATCCTTCAAGCTATCCAAGTGTGAAATCAGAAGTACTGTTTTAAAGTACGTCTTAATTAGTTCCAAGATGCGAATAAACCCTTCCATATTCTCCTCATCAAGAGCAGTACCCGGTTCATCGAGGATGAAAAGATCGCCCTTTGGCAAAGATGAAACACTCAGCAGCGACAATCGGATTGCCATAGCCGCCAATGTTTTCTCTGCTCCCGAGCCCATTTCCAGAGGTCGGGCTTCGTGACGAGGGT